AGGGTGTGGCGCGGCGACCGGGTGGGATTATGAAGACAGAAGAAGAGTCGTCGTTCAGAGATCAGGCATCAATCGGACTCGCCCAGCTATGAAAGTTGGTTGGAGCGCGACTTTTCTCCTTATGGTTACCCTGCCAGAATACATCTCGCCGCAAGTATTAAATGAGGTTATTGCCACCGCTGGTAGAATAGGTGGTCTCGGCGACTTCCGGCCGACTTACGGAAGGTTCGCCGTTGTCTCCTATCGGGTGTGCGAGGGATAGGTCCGGCAGGGAGCGGCTTGGGATGGCAGGGCTCGGTTAGCTATGGCCGGGGGTGGCATGGTCCGGCATGGTACGGGGCAGCAATGCCCGGCATGGACGGGTGAGGTGTGGAGCGGCTGGCCGCGGCGCGGTCTGTCTCGGTACGGCTCGGGGGGGCCTGGTGTGGTGCGGCAGGGTTAGGTCGGATTCGGCACGCCGTGGGGCGGCTCGGAATGGCTAGGTGTGGTCAGGCGGGCGTCGGCATGGCGCGGCCTGCGGGGGTGCGGAGCGGCATGGCAGGCTCTGGGTAGGCATGGTGTGGCGCGGCTGGCCCTGGTATGGTGCCGGTTCAGGACGGCAATGCCAGCAAGAAGATGAGCCGACCTCTTGAGTGGCCAGAAATGCCGTGGCTGACGCCTGACATTGGCTATATAGGTGAGTGGCGCGGCATCCTGTTCGTGGATGAGGTGGTTGTTGGCAACCGGCGCCAGCGTCGGCGCCGGGACAAAGCTGAATCGGAGGTAGACGATGGCACGATCCCATGACGACAGGCCTACCGACGCACCGAAGCCCGCCGACAGGTCAAATCCGCCCGGCGCCGGAGCCCCCTCGCCGGGCGCCCTGACCGCCGACGAGCAGGGCCGGCTACGGGAACTCCGCGCCAAGCCCGAGGCCGAGCGCTCGCCGGACGAGAAGACGGAACTGGCCGGGCTGGAAGCCCGCAACGTGCCGCAGCCCGCCGCCGTCACGGACCGCATCCAGCGCGACCTCTCGCCTGACCGCGCCCCGGCGCCGCTGGTCGACATGCCGAAGGATGACGCCAACCGGCTGCGCGATCTCAGAGTCGCCAACGAACTGGGCCGCCTTTCGGATGGCGAGCGGGCCGAGATGGGCACCCTGTCGATGGCTGAATCGGAGGCCGCCGGCCACGTCATGTCGCCCGACTCGCCAGAGACCGAGGATGACGGCTCCTGGGTCATCGACGAACTCCTCGGCATGATCGAGGCGATGGTCGACCTGACCCCGGCCTATCGCAATATCGGCCTCCGGGTGCGGACGATGCGCGCCCGCCTGGAGGAGGCGCGCCATCCGGTGCCGGTACCCGATAAGGGCTGATGCTGCGCACTAGCTGATAGCGTCGATGTCTGACCTGCCCGCGATCGCGCTTCCGCCGGAACGCGAGACCGTCGATCGCGACCAGGATTTGCTGGGGCGGCAGCCGCGCGGCGGCGCCTCCCCGAAGTCGGGCATCCGCGGCCATCTCGACGATCTGTTCGATGACATCAAACGCGGCTTCGACGACCAGGAAGACCGCTCCGACGACATCCAGGATTATTGGGACTGCTATAACTGCGAGGCGAACCAACACCGTTATTACAACGGTATCGCCAACATCTATTTCCCGATCATCCACGACGCCATCGAGGCGATCGTCACGAGGTATGTTAACCAATTGTTCCCGCAGGGCGGCCGCTATGTGCAGGCGATCAGCGCCGACGGCGACACCGAATCCGCGCTCGTCGCGATCCTCGACCACTATATCCGCCAGGGTAGCGTCAAGACCCAGGTCGCCGAACCCCTGGTCAGGAACGGCCAGGTCGAGGGGCAATACAGCCTCTACGTGGACTGGGCCGAGGTCGAGCGGCAGATTGTTTCACGTGAAACACACGGCCCCATTGACCCAGAAACCGGCCAGGAAATGCCGGGCGAGGAAATCGAGGACATCACCGAGGAGACCGTCATCGAGGGCTACCCGGTCCTTGAGGTGTTGCACGACCCCGATGTTCTGATATTGCCGCCGACGGCCGACACGGTGCAGGAGGCGCTGTCCTGCGGCGGCTCCGTCACGATCGTCCGCCGCTGGTCCAAGGACAAGATCCGGGCGATGGCGCGGGCCGGCAACATCCGCGAGGACGAGGCGGATAAGCTCGTCGCCGAGATGGGCCGGGTCGGCGAGGAGGAGCGCAACACCGAGCGCCACATCCTGGAACAGGTCGGCATCCGCGACGAGGGGCGGATGGCGCAGGTCTGGGAAGTCTGGGCGATGCTGCCGCTGGGCAAATCCGGGCGCTACGCCGAGGATGGCCGCAAACGCCTCTGCCGCATCTTCTTCGGCCCGAAGCGCTGCCAATTGGGCGCCAAGCGCAACCCCTACTGGAACGACCGCTGCCCGCTGATTTCGCGCCCGGTCAAGAAGATGGCCGGCGCCGCCAAGGGGCCGAGCCCGATCAAGTACGTGGAATCGTTGCAATATGAAGCAAACGATGCGGTTAACGAAGGTGCCGACGCGGCGACACTCAGTGCGGCGCCCATCGTTGCCCGTGACCCCGAGAAGGTGGACGGTCCGCTTGTTTACAACGTCGGGGCCGTCTGGGATGCGCCTCCCGGTTCGGTTGAGCTTCTCACATTTCCCGACCTTACCCCTCGCGCGGCAACTCGCGTCCAAATGGCCCTACAGGCGATATTCCAGAACCTGAATGTCAACCCGTCGATGCTGCCGTCTTCCTCCTCGCGCACGACGCAGCCGACCCAGGCGCAGATCGCCCAGGAGCAGGCGGTCGACCTGCTGACGACGGCGATGGGTGTCTCGACCCTGGAGGACGTGTTGACCGAGGCGGTCGCCTGGATCGTCGACCTCGACTACCAGTTCCGCGACCGCAATATCCTGATCCGGATGTTCGGCGAGGAGGGCCGTAAGGCCGAGATGCAGTCGGTCAGCCCCCTCCAGAACCGCAACGGCCTGACCTTTGTCTGGCGCGGCGGCGAGCAGGTACGGCAGAACGCGATGATGGCGCAGCAGGGCACGGCGCTCCTCAATGTGCTGCAGAATCCCGCATTGGAGCAGCGCCTCAAGGCCGAGGGCATCCAGTTGCGCCTCTCCAAGCTGGTCAGCCAGATGGTCGCCAACGCCTTTGGCCCGGAACTGGGCGAAGCCATCCTGTTCGACCAGCGCAACAGCCTCTCCTTTCCGCAGGACCGCGAGAACGAGATGCTGGTGGCCGGGTTCGAGGTGCCGGTGCACCCGCTCGACAATGACGAGGAGCACATCCCGGAGGTCATGCGGGCGATCCAGGAAACGGGTGACCCGCACGGCACATTGCGGGTCCACCTCCAGGCCCACCTCGCCCAGCGCGCCGCCAAGGTGCAGGCCCAGATGATGCAGCAGATGGCGATGCAGCAGCAGGGCCAACCGCCGCGCCCCGGCCTGCCAGGACCCGCCGGCCCAGGCCGCCCGCCCGGCGCACAACCTCCGGCCCCCGGCTCGCAGCCGGCCGGCCCGCAGCAGATGCGGGGGCCTCCAGGTATGGTGCATCCCGATATGATGGCTAGGGCCGGGGGAATCTCGATGCCCAGGAAGATGTGATGTTGGAGTGGCGACCGATCCCCGGCTATGAGGGGTTATATGAGGTCTCGGCGGAGGGGGATGTCCGCTCTCTGCCGCGCCTGATCCCGTGCGCCAGCGGCGAATCCCGACGTTTCGCGGGACGGGGGCTCACGCCAGACCCCAACAAGTGGGGGTATTTACGTGTGACGCTACACCGAAGTGGGCGCCAAAAGCGATGCGGCGTGCACGAACTGGTGGCGCTGGCCTTTATTGGCCCAAAGCCAGTTGGCGCGTGGGTGCTCCATCGAGACGACGACAAGCGCAAAAATATCCCCGGTAATCTCTACTATGGAACCCGGGCCGAAAATGCCAAGGATGCGATAGCGAATGGCCGCCAGGTTCGCGGCAGCCGCGTATCGAACAGCAAACTTACCGAGGCCGATATTCCGTCGATCTTGGCGATGCGATCCCGCGGGGAAACCTACAAAGGGATCGGCATCGCTTTCGGCGTGGCGACATCAACCATATTCCAGATTTGCGTGGGGAAATGGTGGAAGGAGGCTGCGCTGGCCATACACCCCGACCAACTATCGAGAGCTGGGGGCATCGGATTCCCGCGCAAGATGCGGCTTGACAAAACCACATCTAGCGGTCTTACCCTGATCGTGCGCGCGTAAGGCGCGGGAACCTGGGCGGTATCGCCGGCTCGGCGTGTAGCCAGGGGACGGGAGAATCGAATGTCGGACGATCCGAAACTTCCCCTGGTAGACGGGGGCGAGGAGCTTGACCTTGGCGAAATCGAAGAAGTCGAAGGGCAAGATGCCGGGCTTTATGGCGATGAAGCCGTCGAAGAAGGGGATGCCCCCGATGAAGGGCCCGATGGCGAAGAAGGCGCCGAAGAAGATGTAGACCCGAGCCCCAGGCGCCGGCCGGGCCGCTCCGAGCGGTTGCGCGAAAAGAACGCGCAGCTTGAGCGGGAACTGGCGGAGGCGCGGGGGTTCAGGCAGGCGGCGGAGCAGCTTCAGCGGTTCCAGCCCCAGCAGCAGCAGGTTAACGCCGAGGCGGAGCGGGTAGCAAGGTGGGAGAACGAAAATCTCCCGATGATGTCGGCGCAGGAGATCAGCGCCTACTACTACAACAAGGGTATCCAGCAGACGCAGCAGCAGATGCTGATGCAGCAGCTGCAAACCGAGGACCGGATTGACAAGCGCGACTTCGACCAGCAGGCCCGAACCAGCCGCGTCCACTCCCAGTACCGGGAAGAGGTCGAGCGCGAGCTTAATGCCGAGCGGCAGCGGGGAAACCTGCGCGCCTCGCGCGACGATATCCTGCATCGCCTCGTCGGCCGTGACGCGGTTCAGCGTGCCGCGCGGGCAGCTCCTGCGCAGCGCCGCAGTGCGCAGCGCCGTGTTGAGGGCCAGCAGACGCGCCCGACCAATGGGCGAGGGGACGGAGCCAGCGGCGGTCGCCGCCCGGCCCCCGGATCACCCGAGCACGACGAGATGCTCGTCCAGCAGTATTTCCAGGGTGGCGGACGGTTGTAGGGGGACGGTCCAGACCCTCCCCCTCGGACAGGGAGGGTTTTAAGCGATGGCGGCCACGGTCAATACCTCAGCAAATTTCGCTGGCGCGATCACCCGCACCATCGACAGGAAGGCGTTGCAGGTCGCGCAGCGCTACCTCGTCCTTTATCAATTCGCCGACAAGAAGACGCTGGATCACGGCCACGGCGTCACCTGGACGGCGAACCGCTGGAACCGCCTGCCATTGCCGACCGCCCCCGTCTCCGAGGGCGTGCCGCCGGCGCCGAACCAGCTGACCTTCAGCCAGGTAACCGGCATCGCCTTGCAGTGGGCCGGCCGCATCGTCTTCACCGATGTCGCGATGGTGACGGTGCAGCAGGACCTGCTCTCGATCGCCTCCGACCGCCTCGGTATGCAACTTGCCGAGACGAAGGAGCGCAACGGCTGGAACGCGCTCAACGCCGTCAGCCAGGTCAACTACGTCGCGGCGGCCGGCTCTCGGGCCGCGCTGGTGGCGGGCAACAACCTCGACCCGACGACGCTGACTCGCACCTACACGAACCTGAAGGCGATCGGCGCGCCGCTGTGGAATGGTCCCTCCGGCGAGACCATCAACCGCGACACCGACTACAACATGCGCCAGGGCGAGATGCAGCCCGGCCGCTCGGGCCACCTGATCGCGGTAACCAGCCCCTTTGTCTTACAAGACGTGAAAAGCAACCCGCTGGTGGTGCAGACCTACCAGCACACCGACGCCGGCCAGAAGCACCTCTATACGAACGAGAGCGGTGCCTGGGGCGGCATGGTGATCGTCGAATCGAACATGCTGCCGTCGTGGACCGGCGTCGCCGCCGTACAGGGCGCGAACGCGGTGGGCTCGCTCACCACCGCCACTTACACGGTCCAGGTGACCGGTTGGGACAACCAGAATTTCTACGAATCTCGCATCTACCAGCTGTCGAACAACATCAGCGTGACGACCGGCGGCATCGCCGTGACCACGCCGTCCACCGCCGGCTTCACCTACGCGATCTATGTCGGGGTGGGCGCCGCGGCGGCTCCGACGAACCTGGGCCTGACGACCAGCGGCCCCTCGAGCGGCCCCTACTCGGGACAGGCGATCCAGTTGCCGCCGTCCACCGCCGTCACGATCACCGGCGTCGGGCTCTACCAGATACCGCCGGCGGCTCCGGCCACCGGGGTCACGGTCTACCCGACATATGTCTTCGGCAAGGATGCTTTCGCCTGCCTGAAGCTGATGAACGTGGAGTGGAACCGGCTATATAACGCTGATAAGTCGGACCCCCACAACCAGCTGCGCGTGATCGGGTACAAGTTTATGGAGGGGTGGATTATACTCAATCAATTGTTCCTCGCAAGAATTGAAAGCACCGCGTCAAGCACTGGTACTTTCGGCTGAGGTTAAATACTTAACCGCAGCCAGGAGAGCATCTTTAGAATGCTTCAGGTAGCCGATACCACGGTTGCAGTTGCTGCACAGGAGCCCACGAACCGCTCCTGTGTCGTGACAGTGATCGACGGCGAAGCGCCTTGTGCGCCGCCGGGTTCGGCTGCCTGGATCGTCCGTTCCACAGATGCCGCATTTCCCGTCCTGGGCGGCGAGTATCCTGTCGTAGGCTCCCGGCTCAAGCCCGTAGGTTTTCTTGAGTTCGTAGTCTGCGTACCGGAGTGGGTCGGCGTGGTATCGTCGCAGGGCCGCTGCTGCCAAGTGCTCCCGGTTCTCGCGCGAATATTTGGCGTTCCTCTCGGCAACGCAGGCGCGGCAGGTGCGGTCGAGGCCATCGTGAAATCCCCTATTGCGAGGAAAGTCGGCTGGCGGCTTGGCGTTCTTGCACCTCCAGCAGCGCTTCATGCCATCTGGCGCATCTTCCTTCTTTGGCCTCATCTTGTAACGGGCCTGCCGGGCCGCGTAGCATGGCTTGCAGGTCGGGCTGTAGCCGCCAGCGTTGCGCGGGCTGGCGAAGTACTCGGCAAGAGGCTTGGTCTCGCCGCAGTCGCGGCATACCTTGTCCATGATTTCTCCCCTGTCTGCGGTGTAGAAACTGTAGCATAGGCGGCAAAGCGGGGAAAGGATAAACTTATGGCGATGAAGTTGCGCTTGAGCGGCCGGTTTCGCGTCGAGGCGGTGGGCGCCGGCACCGGGCCTTCGGGCCTGGGCGGCCTCAACGCCGACGATCCGGCCTACGGGCAGAACGAGTATCCGGGGGCCGCGCCGATGGCGCAGACCATCTACTTCCAGGATGCCGAATTGATCCCCGGCACCGACGGGGCGGTGACCCTGGCGAACATCAAGACGGCGGCCGACGCGATGGCGACGACGCTGGCGGGTTCGTCCGGGACGCCGCTGATCGACGCCGCGACCCTGGCGCAGATCAATGCATGGTTCCAAGGTGGGAGCTGAGGTATAATGCCCCTCCTGTTTCGGAGGGGGCATTATGGAGTGGAGACTAGTGGTGGGGTATGAGGCGTTCTACGAAGTGAGCGATCAGGGCGATGTGAGGTCCTTGCCTCGTCGCGTTGGAGCCAAGGATGGTGGGACGCGCGTTCGGAAGCCTCATGTGTTGAGGCCGATCGTCTGGAAAAACCAGCACTGGAGGGTGAGGCTCACTGACGCCTCGGGGGTCGCGAAGGAGAGAAAAGTTCACCACCTTGTGGCTGCGGCGTTTTTGGGGCCACGTCCGGCCGGTATGGGTGCGCTACACAAGGACGATGACAAGTCGCGGAATTGTCTGGCCAACCTTTACTACGGGACGCCGGCCCAAAATACGCGGGACAAGATGGCGAACGGCAAGCACAGATACGGCATCTCTCTTGGAGAGAAGCACGGGCAAAGCCGCCTAACCGAGAAGGATATTCCTGAAATTCTAAGGATGCGCGAGGGTGGAATGACATTCAGAGCGTTGGCCGCGGCTTTCGATATGTCGGAAATGGCGATACAGAGTGTCGTGCGCGGACGCAGTTGGGGGTGGCTCTCGGGGGTCAAGTTCGAGCCCAGGCGCGGTCGCTATGTGACGGTTAAGAGGAGCGCCTGATGGCGACAGTGACCGTTGGCACGTCAACGACTACGGTCCTGACCGGGATCGTGTGGCCGGCCTCTACCGCAGACATCGCGACGATGAACAACCTGCTGCTGGATGACCTGACGACCGGGCACCCGGCGGCTCACATCAGCGGTATCGGCGGCATTGAGAACGTCGGCATCCTCTACGTCCCGAACCGAGGGCAGCTGACGATCGAGGCGGGCGACGTGGTGGCGATCGACCCCGACACCGGCGGCGTTGTGCTGATTACCGCCCTGGCAATCGCCGGGACGGATTGGCTGGTCGCGGGAGCATAAAACCGCGCCGGGCGGTTCCCGGCATCCCGTAGAGGAAGCAAACCATGTCGAGAAACGAACAATCCGTAGAGGCCAAAATCCAGGCCAAGAACCTGAATGCGCCGCGCCTCAACCCGGCGCATATCGACGCACAGATCGTCGCCGAGCATTTCCATGTGTTCGACGGCACACCGCTGACCGTCTGCGCTCTGACCTTGAAGAACGGCTTCATGGTGGTGGGCAAGAGTGCGCCGGCCTCGCCAGAGAACTTCGATGCCGAACTCGGCAAGAAGATCGCGCGGGACGATGCGCGCAACCAGATTTGGGCGCTTGAGGGCTACCGGCTCCGCGCCCATCTCGCCGGCATGGCGGGGTTCTGATGGCGAAGAGGGAATGGACGCCAGAGGAACGGGCGGCGCACGCCGTGAAGATGCGCGCCATCCAGGCCGAGCGTAGGGCGAAGTGGGCCACGCCGCAGGCTGATGTTGCGCCGGAACCGGAACCGCCGGGGGCCGATGACGGGACATATCCCGAGGAGCCCGCGCCGGTCATGCCGCCGGTCGAGAGCGGGGCGGAGTACGGCCTCACGGCCCCGGTGCCGGTCGAGCCCGCGCCGGCCAATGCCGCGCCGGCGGCCGAGGCGACCGCCTTCGACATCTACATGGCCTCGCTCTCCGAGGAGACGCGCGAGCTGTTGTCGGTCGAGGAATTGCGCGGCGCTTTCGACGCGGCGGTGAAGCAGGCCGATGACGAGAGGCGCAAGGAATTGCGGAAGGCGGCGGCCGCCAAGGCCCTGCACCACGCCAAGGCGGCGGCCGGGCTACTGCCGAAGGAGAAGGTCGAGCAATTGGCATGGCAGGAGCGGATGAACCAGAAGGTCCGCTTCCGGGTCATGCTGCCGTTCCTCGCCGGGATCAACGACAGCCGCATCGGTGACGAGGGGCTGCGGATCGACGGCAAACTCTACCAGCACGGGGTCGAAGCGGAGATGACGATGGGCGAGTACCTGTCGGTCCGCGAGATGATCTGGCGGATGGGGCAGCACGAACTCGACTTCAAGGGCGAGGGCCGGCTCAGCAGCCTGCGCCGGATGCTGGAGTCGCGCGGGTTTGACGAGCATGGAGTGCGTCAGTGAGTGAGATGCGGGTCACCTACCAGATCCAGATTGCCGAGGGGCAGACGCTTGCCTACGAGATTGGGGCGGACACCAACGATGGCCCCGAGGAATTGCGGAAGGTGCTCGATCTGGTCGGCGATGCGGCGGAGCGCCGGAAGGCGATGCACGACCTGCCGTTCCACAAGGCGCGTCTCCTGTCGAACCGGGAACGAATCGGCAATCTGCGCAAATCGCGGGCGCAGGCGGAGTCTGACGCGAATGCTCACATCGCGGTCCTCGGGCAAAACAGGCACAAAAAGGTGCCCATGCCCCAGACGGACGTTAACGCCATCGCGCAGTGGGACAAGCAGATCGCCGATGCCGAGGCGCTGATCAAGGCCGACGAATTGCGCATCCCGTACATGGAAGCAATCATCGCCGGCCGGGAGCCGCCCGAGCTGTTCCCCGAGACGCGCGAGTTCCTCGCCGCGGCAGAATAGTTGTGTTAACCGCCTTCCAGATAATCGAGGAGGCGGTCTATCGCGCCAAGGTGCCGGGCTACACGTCGACCTTCGGCATCCGCAATCTGAACTCGGTCCTCTCCGACATCTGCCAGGACTATGATTTTGCGCTGGCGCGGGGCCTCTTCAGTTTCAATTTCGACCCGGCGCTGACATCGACGTTCGGCTGCGGCCCCATCAAGCTGCCGCTGGATTACTTGCGCACGTCAGGCTCGTCCGGCGCGACGGGCGCCAGTGGCTCGGTCTGGTACAAATATCCGGCCCCGGAATTGGCTCAGGGCTATCAGCCGATTTACATGACTCCGATCGACATTGCCGAGTTCGATGGCGTCTCGCAATTCGCCGGAGCCCAATCAGTCCCGTCGATATGGGCGACCGATATGGGCGGCCCCTTGACCGATCGGATCATCCTCTCGGCTGTCGGCGACATCACCGGCACCAGCGGCACGGTGTCGAACATCATCAATGCGGACGGCTCTACCGTGAGCCTGGCGGGCCTGACGGTCGGCCTGTCGGCGGCGGGCGAGGGGATCGAACCCGGGTCGGTCATCACCACGATCGACACCACGACGAACCAGATCACGCTGGACCTCGACACGTCCCGCGCCCGCGACGGCGCCAGTGTCTTCTTCGGTATCGCCCCGGTCGCCTATGTCTGGCCGCCGCCCCTGAGTAACTATCCGGTATCGGTGCGTTACCAGCGGCAGATGCCTCCGATCGTCAATCCACAGACGGTGCCGTGGTTCCCCCACGAGGGGTATCTGATTACCGAACTCGCCTCGCGCCTGTGCGGGATCAGCGACGACCAGAGGGCATTGCAACTTGGCGGCGTGGCTTCCGGGCTTATGCGGAAGTACGCCCAAAAAGCCGACGACAAAACGAACCGCGCGCAACAAATCCAAATGGATCCCCGCAACTTCGCCTCGGCCCCGGGCGGGGCATATCGGCGGGCCAAAAACACCAAGCACGCCGGCTGGTGAGCCGTGGTTGCCGTCACGGTCACGACGCATGCGACACCGGAAGAATTGGCTCTTGTCCTAGCCTACGCGAGACGGGAGTGGCCGCTCGCTGAGAGGATCGCCGGTGGCAACCTCCCTTAGAAACGGAGTTCCCCTTAGCTTCGTAGCCAGAACCCTCAGCGACGCTACCGACGCGACCAACGCCGGCCGCGGCGCGATGCGGGCGCTGGCGAACCTGGTGCCCGACCCGACGACGCGAGGCAACTGGGTCTGCCGCCCGGGGCAGGTCGACACGATAGAGTTCTCCAGCCTCAACGCCGCGACCTTCGTCACCGCCATGCTGCCGGTCGGGAATATCGTCTACGGCATGGTGTCCAGCGGTCTCTTTGCCGGCAAGGACCAGCCATTCGCCTACGATCTGGATGCCGGCGCCTTCCTGGCCGTCGCGGGCATCGAGGACGCGAATCTCCCGGTATCGCCCCCCGCTACGGGGCACTGGACGCCGCCGATCATGGCGCAGGTCGGCAGCCGCATCCTGGTGACGCACACCGGGTTCCCCGGCTCGACGACGGGGGAGCCGTCCGATTACGGGATCAAGTTCGGCTGGTTCGACATCAGCGACTTCGAGGCCACGATCACCGGCAACACCATCGAGCAGTTCGCGGTGATCGGCGATACGGTCATCACCGACAATCCGCTCTTTATCTATGGCGTGCCGCCGGGGGCGCTGCCGTCCGAGGCGAATATCGGGTTCACCATCACCGGCACGGGCATCCCGGCGTCGACAACAATCGTCGACGTGATGGATGCGGCGGTGGCCGGCGAGGGCGACACCACCGCCGCCTCGGCGGTCATCGTCAATGTGCCGTCGACCTCAGCCATGTATGTCGGGATGGTCGTTGAGGGAGCCGGCATTCCGCCGGGATCGCAAATCCTGCTGGTGGGTCCGGGCACGCAGATCACCCTCGACCAGAACGCCACCGCCACGGCCACCGGGGTGGCGTTCTCGGTTATCGGGAAACAGATCCAGATATCCAACCCGGCCACGTCTTCTGCCAACGGCACCGCGTTTACCTTTTTTTCCGACACGACGATCACCGGCAACCCGAGCATCTTCGGGTTGCAGCCGGGGCTCGCGATCAGCGGCACCGGCGTTGCGGCGGGCACGACAATCGTCTCGTTTGCCACAGTGACGGCGGAGATCGTCGCCAGCATCACGGCGAACAGCAACAGCGCCTTCGCCACTGTCAGCGCCAGCGGGTTGTCGGACGGCATGGATGTGGCCGGGGCGGGCATCGCGCCTGGGACGACGCTGCTCTCCGCCGGGGGCAATTTGATCGTCCTGTCTCTGCCGGCGCTGTCGACCGGGACGACGACGCTGTTTTTCAGCGGCACGCAGATCGAGGTCAGCCCGGCGCTCACCGGCACACACGCCGGCGTCGAGTTGGCGATTGTGGGGGGCACTCCCGAGGCCCCGCTGTGGGGGGCGGGCGACACCGCGATCAGCCCGCTGCCGAGCGTCCCCGTGGGCGTGGCGCAGATGAACGGGCGGGCCTGGTTTGCGGCGCTTGAGAATGGGATTCCCTGGTCGGATAGCCTCTTGCCGTGCGTGCGGACCAGTGCAACCCAGGCGCTGACCGTCAATAACGCGCGGAACGTCACCGCCATCGCCCCCTTGATGCTGGCGGCTCCGATCGTCGGCGGCATCGTGCAGGCGCTGGTCGCCTTCCAGGGCGGCTCGAACATGCAGCAGATCACCGGCGACCCGGCCACCGGCAATCTGAAAATGGACCTGCTGCCGGTGGCGACCGGCACGCTGGCGCCGAACACGATCACCCCCTCGACGTTGGGGACGTTCTTCGTGTCGCCCGAGGGGCTCCGGGTCATCGACTTTAAGGCCGGGGTTTCGGATCCGATCGGCCAGGACGGCGAGGGGGTGATCTCCCCCTTCCTCTCCGTGGTCGCGCCGCCGATCCCCTTTTCCACATTGGCGCAAGCCTCGCGCATGGCTGCGGCGGCTGGCGGCCGCACCCTGCGGATCGACGCGCCGGACGCCGACGGTACGGTCTTTTCCTACTGGTACGACCTGACCCGACGCATCTGGACCGGCCCGCATACCGGCGGCGCCAGCCTGGTCGAGGTCTGGAACGACACGTTTCTGGTCTCATCGTCGACGCGCCTCGTGGTGCAGCGGGCCGACGACATCCCGCGCGTCTACTCGGTCTACGAGGAAAACGGCCAGCAGCTGCTCTACGAGTGGGAGACCTCGCTCTTGCCGGACAGCGGCGAGATGAGCGAGAACACGATCATCGAATCGGCGATCATGGTGGCGCTGCAACCGCTCGAGCAGACCCAGATCGACTTCCTCGACGAGATACGCGGGCCGCTCGACGGGGTGACCCTGCGCGGCCTCGATGTGCCGGAAGCGCTTTGGGGGCGGGCGATCTTCGGCGTCACCCTGACCGGGCCGGACCCCGGCACGATCCGGCAGCGACAGATCCCGTGGACCCTGCCGCTCGTCTTCAAGCAGGGCCGCGTCAATATCCGGGGTCTCTCGTCGGCGACGGTCACGCTGGGCAATTTCTACATGCGCTATCAGGTGCTGGGCTACCTGCTCCAGGTGCCGCAAATCCCGGTAGCTCCCGCCGATGGGGATTTCTTCCTGCTGGCGAACGATGGGGTTACCATCCTGCGCTCAAACGGCAACGTGAACATGCGGCCGGACCCGATCTGATGGCGATAGGCGAAACCTTCGGCTTTTTTCTGGTTCAGGATCCGAACACCACGGCGCTGCCGCTGCCGATAGTGGCGAGCGACCGATTGGCGATCGTGCGCGGCCCGGCGACGACCGAGCAGACTTACTACGTCTCGCCCGCCGACATCGCGACAACGGAGACCTTCCCGATCCTGGTGGTGACGCCGGCCAGCGGCGACACGGTGGCGCTGCCGGACGGGACGCGGTCTCTCTACATCAACACGGGTGCCCTGGCGAATTTGACGATTCTCCTGCCGCCGGTGGTCGGCGGCACCTATACGGTCGAGATTTGCCCTGCCGCGCCGATAGCGGCTCTGAACATTCAGGACTCCGCGGCGGTTCCGGTGCCGGGCGCTCCGACATCCGGGTTCGGCCCCGGTGCCGCGATCGTCATGCGGTTCATTGATGCTATCGGATTCCGGTATTGGAAATGAACTTTAAATTCTTGATATTATTGGCTTTATCTGCGATTGCGTGGCCGGCGGCGGCGCAGGCGGCCTGCCCGCCGATCCCCTTTATCTTCGCCCAGGGCGCGCCGTTCAATGCGACCCAGGTCAACGCGAACTTCACCAGCCTGCGCGACTGCTACAGCACCTCGCTCAGCCCGGGGACGCCGCCGACCGTGGTCAATCATCCGGTGGTCTGGACGGATACGCTCGGCACCGGCATTGGCGATCCCGGCACGACATGGACCTACGGCGGCTCGATCGTGCTCAACCCGGTGCCGGGCTCCCTCAACCAGGGCCTCAAGACCTCGCAGACCGTCGCCGGCACCGTCGTGGCCGACACCTGGTACAACCAGTTCCTGATCGCCAGCGACAACGTGAGCGGGGCGCAGACCAACCTGTTCGGCGGCGGCGTCTATCACATCTGCTGCGGCGCGGCCGCGCAGGGGTATCGCTTTGCGCTCGGCGGCCGGCTAGATGTAACCGGCGCCTGGAGTTCATCTGACCCGGAGGCGGTCTTTGTGGGGGTGATCGGCAATGCCCGGGCAACGGTTAGCGCATCCAGCGTCGGGGCGCTGATCGCCGGCGGCAACTTCAACGTCGATGTCAGCAACAACGCCCAGAATTGGGCGACGGTCATCGGGGCGGAGACCGATGTCATCGTTCGGGCCGGGACCGAGGCACCGCAGATGAAGACGAACCAATCCCACGTCCTGGGGGCGCTCGATGCGGTAAACGCCTTCGGGTTCTCGGCGTGGCACCATTACGTAAATGCCGGCACGACGAACGGCATGACGAATCTATGGCTGCTGGACACCACCCTTGGCGGCGGGGAGATCGTCGAGCCGGTCGGCACGATTCTCAATGTCCGGGGCGCGATGACGGTGGCGGAGGTGTTCAACCTCAACTCGCTGACCGTGACGGGCAATGTCCTGACCGGCCCCGGCGGCAGCAGCGTCATCAGCGGTGCCGGCGCGGGCCACTTCAGCAGCACCCTTAGCGGCAACGGCAATATCGGGGCTGTCTACCCCGCCTCGGCCGCGACCGGCTGGGCGCTTGGCAGCAACTTCTCGGCAGCCAACGCCGAGGTCAACCTGTGGAACACGTCCAACGCCGGCCTCGGCTTCCACTTCAAGCAGAAGACCGGGGCGAGCGCCGCGTCCGACGTGTTCTGGATCAACAACACGACCGGCGGCAACAAGACGACCAACCTGAAGCTGATGCGGAAAGACGGCGCCGGGGTCATCACCTTCGCCGATGTCACGGTCGATGCCAACGACAGCTGCGGCGCCGGCTTCTCCTGCCTGCGGGTGATAAATTGAGAGCGCTCCTGATACTGGCGCTGCTGCTGCCCTTCGCGGCCCGCGCCCAGACCGCCGACGAGAGGGCGACGCACGAGGCTTGCGACGAACAGCGCAAGGTGGAGACGACGCCCAGGGGCGCGAAGCGTTACATGCCCGGCTATAAGCCCGGCTGGGAGAAGTGCGAGGCGTTCGAGGCGGCCTACCAGCGGAAGCTGCGGGACGCGGCGAATGCGGCCAACGCCGGAGCGGTAGCCAAGAAGGCGGCGCGGGATTCAGAGGCCCAGGAGGAATTGAACAAGTGAGGTGGTTCACGCTGGCGCTTCTGCTGCTGCCACTGGCGGCGCAGGCGCAGCAGCCTGACCCGCGCATCGCCGGGCCGATGATCCAGGCGCTCCAGGCGCAGGTGGCGCTGCAGCAGGCGATGATGAAGGCGCAGGCCGAGGATGCCGAGGCGCAGAAGAAGACGCTATGGGATTGGTTGCTGTCGGCGCAGGCCGAGGCGAAAAAATAGCGGGCCGAAGCCCGCCGAGTTCCCCTTAGTCGTGTCCGCTTCCCTGACGGGGTTGCTGACGCGCCATCGTTAGCACGTCCGCGCGGATTGGTGTATAGGGCGCATCATCTTTAGGAGGGGAATATGCGCGCACCGCTTCGTTACGCCGCCATCCTGGCCGTCGGCATCTTCCTCGGCACCGCCGCGGTGCAGCTTCACTCGGCCGGCATCCCCGGCCCGGTGGACCAGAGCCAGGTCATCCCGCAGGTCAACCAGTACCTGGCGAACCTGATTACCCGCTCCGGCACGACCAGCGAATTGCAGTTCTCCGGCTCTCAGTCATGGGCGCGCAACTCCAATGTCGCCACCACGATGACCTCGCTCCGTGGAGGCTGCCCTCATGACCGCCAAAACAGAGTTGCAGCGTAAATTTCTTGGAGCCGACCTCGCCCGCAAGCGCGCCGGCAAGAAGACGAAGACCGGCATGTCCGAGGCGCAGCTCAGGGACTTCGCCAAAAAGGTGCCGATTCAGCGCAAGGGGAGCGCCCGAAAGAAGTGAAGCTCGCTACCACCTTGCTGCTGGCTTGCCTCGCGTCCCCGGCTATGGCGCAGCACCTGCCTGACGTCACCGAGCCGATCGTGCCGCCCTTAAATGACGAGATCAACCGGGTGCGCCGGGCGATCAACGAGGCGTCGGGGCGTATCGGGCAGAACAGCGCCGAATTGACTGCGCTCACCGGCGGCTGGTCGGCCGCGCCCGCCACGCTGTCCTGCAATGCGGGGACGCTCACCTCGGCCACCGGCAACGTGCTCTCCAAGGTCATCGGCAAGACGGTGTTCCTGTCGGTGCAGATCCAGATCGCCACCAATGGCACCTGTGCCACCGCGATCAACGTGGCGCTGCCGGCGGAACTGGTTCCCGTGGCGCACAACGCTTTTGTGCTGCCGGGGACGCTGGTGGGCGGCTCGATGGCGCGCGGCTTGGTGCAGCTGACACCGAGCCCGCGCATCAACATCAGGTCGTTCAATAACGGCTATCCGGGCGGCTCCGGGGCCAATATCGTCATCAGCGGCGTCTATCAGACGCAATAGCCTCGAGGAGGCGGTGAGATGTTCGATGGAGTGGGCGATCTGATGCAGTCGTTCGAGCGGGCTGATCGCCGGACGGTCTGGGCGCAGCGGGCTATCGTCGCCGGCATAGCGGCGGCGCTGTTGTGTGCCGGGGCCGTCGCGGCCTTAGCGCAGCAATCGCAGCCCAGCAACTGCTCGGGCACCGCGACCTCGACCGCCGCGGCGATTGTCTTCCCGGCCGCCGGCAACACCGGGCCGAGCTTTGCGTCGCAGTTCCTGACGATCGCCAACCCCAGCGCCTCGGCGACCCTGTGGGTCTGCGCCAGCAAGGGTTGCACGGCGACGGCCAACGCCGCCGCCTCGATCGCGCTCTCGCCGGTCGGCTCGGCCGGGCAGAACGGCATCAGCTTCTGGAAGGGCGCGTTCCCGCCGCCGCTGACGGTCAGCATCCTGTCGAGCGCCGCCTCTTCGCCCTTTACCTGCCTCTACGAATGATCCGCTGGGCAGCCCTTATTGCGGCGTTGCTGGCGGCCTCGCCTGTTGAGGCTCAGTGCCTCGGGTTTCAGTGCCCGCCGGGTGTGCTCGGAGGCGGTACGTCCGGTATGCCGCTGCCGCTGGACAGTTTCACGACACCGAGTGGCGCCTATTCCTTCCGCAAGCTGAAAAGCACTTATAGCGGCCCGGCGATCCGTATACGGCGGGCGAGCGACAACCTGGAAACCGACATTAACTTCCTCGGGTTTGTGCCGGGTTTGGGTGCGCCGTGGGATGAAGCGGCGGCCAACGCGCACTGCGCTGCGACTACCTGCTTCATCCGCACCTGGTACGATCAGAGCGGCCTCGGACGGCACCTCAATCAGACGACAGCAGCCAACCAGCCGGCGTTGATTTTCAACTGCCAGGGTACGCTGCCGTGCGCACGATTGATTGCGCCGCAGGCGATTACCGGAGCGAGTGTGACGCCGGCGACGGGATTGGTCTCGATCAGCGTGGTGGCCAACCGGCGCACTGGCACGGCGAACTGTCTTTTCATCGAGCAGAACGGTTTTGCCAACCGGATCACTGGCCAGAATACCGTGGCGAACTCATGGATATTGGCGGGCTCGACGGCGGCGTCTGTGGTGTTGGCGGACACTGCGTGGCACGCGGTGCAGGGGGTGATCAACGGCGCCTCCAGCGCGATAAATGCGGATGGGGTGGATGCGACGGTCAGTGTCACAGGGACGGTAACGGCGGGCCAGCCGACCATCAGTGCGGTGGGGGCCAGCACCTGCGACGTGGCGGAGGCGGCGGTTTGGGACAATTACGGGCTGACGCTGGCTGAGCGGGCGGTGCTGAGCAGCAATCAGCGCGGGTTCTGGGGGTTTTGATGCGGAAAGCGATCCTGGCCGCCGCGCTTCTGATCCCTGCCCTGGCCCATGCCGATATGTACCAGGACGGCAGCAACGCGGCGGTGAAGTCGCTGGGCAACATCAGCACGGCATCCGGCGGCGGCATCTATCCAGCCAAGGGCTACGGCTCCTGTACCTGGGAAGCGAGCAATGACGTCGGCGCCTGCATCAACGCCGCCGTAGCGGATACCACCGCTAAGGGTGGCGGCACGGTCATCGTGCCGGCCGGCACTTATGGGCTGACCCAGACGGTAAACCTGGCCGACAAGGTGCGCGTCGAGGGTGCCGGCGCGGCCAATTTTGGGCAGTGCGGCACGACCCTGAAGTGGCTTGGCGCGGCGGCTGGCACGATGGTCGCCGCCGGCAGTGATGCGGCCCAGGTGATGGCTGGGACCGGCTTTTCCGGCGCCTGTCTGGACGGCAACGGTTTGGCTGGCACCGGGATCAAGTGGCGCAGTGTCAATTACGGCATTTTTTCCCGGCTATACATTTACGGAGTGACAGCGAACGGCTGGGACATCGACATATCGGCGGCGGTCTCGGCTAAGGGCAATATGTTTAATGTCGTCGAGGACGCTTATACGGATCTGTTGGGCGCGCCGTCGTTGAACGCCAACGGCATGCTGATCGGGCCGGGCACCACGGTGAACACAAACCGCAATATCTTTCGCAATTTCACCGTCACCTATCAGAATGGGAAAGGGATCATTTGCGGCAATGCCGACAGCAATGTCTGGGATCCGGCGCATATCGAGAGCGTCAGCGCGACGCCGGGGCCGAGCGTTGACATGCTTGGTAGCGCAGTGGATGTATTTCGGCCTTGCCGGAGCAATCGGTTTGCCGGGGAGTTCGGCACCGCCAATATTGCCGCCAGCCATCCGGTGGCGCGTGCTGGCACCTACCCCAGCCGCAACAATTGGTTATTTCAGAACCACGAGAGCGGGGCGCCGCCGCCGCTGATAGAGGCTGGCGCCACCTTGGCCTGGAGCAACAATCAGGGGCTGATGGATGTTGCCAGGATCGGATTGGGCGGCAACCCGGTAGGCGGCACCGGCACGATGAGCCTTTATGGTTCGACTAGCGGCACGATAACCGTGCAGCCCCCGGCGGTAGCCGGAACCAACACGCTGACCTTGCCGGCAGCCACCGGAACGCTTCTAACTGAGACAGCCTCTGCCTGGCAGCCTTATACGCCGGCAGTGTCTTGCGGTGTTGGCGCGGCGACACTGGGCACGATTGTCGGGCAGTACAAACAATATGGCAAGACGGTGCTGATGCAGGTCCAGGTGCCGATCACAACGGCTGGAACCTGTGATGGGCAGTTGGCGATAGACTTGCCGGTTTTCCCCGCCGCGGCAGTTGGCGAGTATTCGCTGCACGGACGGGTTGGCGTTGGGGCGTTCAGCGGCGCGGCGGTGTTTGGCATCATCAATGCGGTCATCGGCAACACAAATCGGGTGCTGGTTTACAAATATGATGGCACGACCGTGGCGGCGAGTGGAGTTGCGGTAAATGTCGGCGGGACATATCAGGTGCCATGATGCGCCGCCTCATCCTCGCCGCGATAGCTGTGCTGCTGGCGTCCCCCGTGTGGGCGCAGCAGGTGCCGAACCCGATGTCGAAGGACGGGGCGAATGCGCAGTTGCCGGAGGCGTTGGGCAATCTGGGGCTTCGCACGCCGGCCGTCTGCGACGGCAAGTCCGGCGAGAACGGCACGACGACGAGCGGTAGTGCGGCGTTCACCAGCGCGACGGCAAACTTCGCGGCATCTGATGTCGGCAAGCCGATCAGCATCAACGGCGCTGGGCCGACGCAGTATTTCGGCAACGCGACGATAGCGGCCGGCGGCTCGGGCTATGCCAGGGGCGACACGATAGTCCTGGCTGGCGGCACAGGCACCCCGTCCACCCTCGTGGTGCGGGCTGTGACGGGTGGCGCGATTACCGCGGTGGCAGGGCTGGCCGGCAGTCTCGGCAGCTATACGGCTCCGCCGGCCAGCCCTGTAGCGCAGGCATCGACATCCGGCACCGGCACCGGTGCCACCTTCACGGCATCGTGGCTTAGGGACAATCTGGTGACGACGGTGAGCGCGGTTGGCGGCCCGACAACAGCAACCCTGACGGCGACGGCGTCGGCCAATACCACGGGCGCGATGTGGGGCAGTGGCACCGACTACGCGGTCCAGATCAACGCGGCGATTGCCACAGGCGACAAGGTGAGCCTGCCGAAGGGTAAGTGCGGCATCGCCTCTTCGCTGGTGGTGGGGAGCTTGCAAAGCATCGAGGGCAACGGCACGGGCGGCTACGGCGCGGCGCCGACCGAAGTGCTCTGGCTAGGTCCGGTCGGCGGCACGATGCTGGATATGAACGGCACGACATTGCCGGTCAACGGTACGCGGGTTGGACCGTTCAATCTGCTGGGTTTGGGGGCGGCAAGTTACGGTGGCCGGTTTCGAGCGGTGGCGCACAGCACGGTCAACCTCCAGACCAGGGCGGTGAAGGACTTCGCCTTCAGCTTTGAGGAGAGCAGTGTCGCGCCGGGTTCTTGGGACACGTTCTTTAACGACTTTAAGGTGGTGGCGGTGAATCTGCACGTCAGTGCCCGTAACGCGGTGGGGCTGCACTTCCCGAAGGCGGTGTTGTCGAACGGGGCGCACGATGCCAACGGCAACAACTTCTACAACACGGCGGTGTATCATCAGGACGGCAACGGGATCGACCTGCAAGAAGGCTATATGAACAACTTTTACCTGACCCAGATTTTCCGGGGCACGGGTAACGGTTGGGGTATCCGGTTTGGCGGCAACCTGACCGGCTCGACGATGCGGTCGCACGGCAACAATTTCTACGATTTGATCACCCAGGGCGATGTGCTGTCGGAGGGCGGCAACTGGCCGGCGATGGGGAATGTGATCGACCCGTGGGACAGTCAGGCTTTCGGCAGCGTGGCGATTGTCGAGACAGGCAGCACGCTGTACTGCACAACTAACGGGGTATGGAGCGACAAGCGCCGCAGCAGCGAGTTCTGCACGCGATCGGCCTTTGGGCAGTTGAACGCGGGCAACCCGACGCCGACGACGGATGCGGTGGATTACCGGATATTGGCGGTGAACAGTTTCACCCCGACCCGCAGCGGCAATATGACGATGATGGCGACGGGGACGCTGGCGAACCCGACGGTGGGTTCGGGGGCATTGCTCACTGGGTATTACGGCACCGGCACAGCGCCCGCCAACGGCGACCTGGCGACATCGGCGGGCACGGTGCGGTTTCGTTGCGGCGGGTTCCCTGGGGTAGTCAACCCGGCCGGGGCCACGATGACGGTGCCGTTCACCCTGGATTGCACGGTGCCGGGGTTTAACCAGGGGCCGTGGTGGTTTGCGCTCGCGGGGCGGGTGCTGACCAGCGGCAGCGTGGTGACGCAGAACGTATACCTGTCGCACCGCGAGGCGCCGTGATGCGCCGCAACGCGATCAACTACCACTGCACCGCGCGGGCCGGCGGGTGAGGTGGCGCCAAGCCAGGAGACCCGGCTGGTGGTCCGGCGCTGACGGCGGCGGCGTGATGTGGAGCCGATAGCGCTGGCGATTTGCGCGATGGCTCTGCTGCACCGGATCGATGGCGGTGCGGTGGCGGTGGCGCCGGGCCAGGTCACCTCGCTGCACGGCAAGGCGCCGGCCAACGCGAGCAACAAAGCAGTGGCGGCCGGGGCGCGCTGCGTGATCTGGCTGACAGATGGCAAGCTGCTCTCGGTGATCGAGTCGTGCGAGCAGGTGCGTCGGTTGTTGGAAGAGGCGAAGTGCTGAGCCAGGGAGGCGGCCGTGATCCTCACAATTTTATTTACTGTCACGTTATTTATTTGGTTCCTCACTTTACTGCCTTTCCCACCGCTACAACCATACGCGGCAGGTAGTCAGTTTCTTGCCTTTATTGCCGTGTTGTTGTTGGGCCTGTTCCTGTTCGTCCCCGGACTGCGTTGAGAGATCGAACATGCGAGGCGACATGACTGAGCGGGAGGAACGTATCCGCGCCCTGGCGCACCGGATGTGGGAAGAGGCCGGGCGACCGGAGGGCCAGGACGAGTATTTCTGGCAGAAGGCCGAGGCCGAGATCGACGCGGCCGATGTGATCCGTGGGGTGCCGCGGCGCTGGGGTGAATGGCAATGGCCTGGATGGACGATGCTGTCGGCCGGCTGATGATGCAGATGCAGCTGCGGTCGCTGATGGGCGGCAACCAACGGTGAAGATCGCCTGCGCTTGGTCGCCCCTGGCCGAGGTGCTGGCTGAGCCGAACCTGCCCGACCTGATCCGCTCCTACTGGGAGGAATTGAGCCCGCACCCCGCGCTCGTCTGCGATCCCGACTGGCCGCTGATGCTGACGATGGAGGCCGAGGGGCGGTTCAAGGTGTGGACCTGCCGGGTCGACGGCACCCTGGCGGGGTTCATCGCGTTCCACTTCATGACGCACATCGCCTATAGGAGCACGGTCCTGGCGATCGACGCCGGGCACTACCTGGGAAGCGCGTGGCGCAACCGGGGCCGGATCGGTTACAATATGTGGCGCAGCGTCAAGCCGGCGCTGAAGGCGGAGGGAGCGGTCCTCGCCATGCTGCACGACAATGCCGCGCGTCCGCTGATGCCGTTCTTCCTGTCGCTGGGTGCCGAGCCGTTCTCGACGATCTACTGGTGGGATTTGGAGTAGCCGAATGCAGAGCATGGGCGCAGGCGGCTCGGGCAGCAGCGGAGGCAGCCCGTCGGTATTTTTGCCGCCAAATCAGGGTGCGGCGGCCGAGACGTGGGGAAACCTGCTGGGGCCTCTCGCCGGGGTCGCGGGGAATGCCGGGGCCGGCACGCCGGGCGCATGGGCCTACCCGCAATCGCAGTCGCTCTACCCGACCGGCTACAACCAGGTCTCGCAGTTCCTGACCGGCTCGCCCTACGGCCCGACCCTCTACGACCAGAACATGGGCACCGCCGTCGGCTCGGCGACGAACGCCTATAACAATTTCCTGCCGACCTACGGCGCGGTGACCGGGGCGATCCCCGGCTTCGTCGGAGGCGCGACCGCCGGCATGCCGTACCTGCCGCAGACGCTGGAAAACGCTTTCTCGCCGTACTACGGGACGATGGTGCAGGCGGCGGCCGACAACCCGCTCTATCCGCAGGCGATGACCGGCGCGTCTCAGGCGGCGGCCTACGGCGGGCAGGGCGCGCAGGACATGATGACGCAAGCCCGGGCGCTGATGATGTCTGGCTTCGACCCGCAGGCCGGCCTCTACAACCGGGGCCAGCAGCAGCTCCTCGACAAGTCGAATGCGGTCAACGCGATGTCGGGTCTATCCGGTCCCTACGCCGCCGGGGTCACCAGCAACGCGCTCGGCAATTACGAAATCAACTGGCAGAACCAGCAGCTGGGGCGCCAGGCGCAGGCGGCGCAGGCGTCATCGCCCCTCTTTACTGGCGCGACCAACCTCGCCTACGGCTCGGCGCAGATGCCGAACCAGGTCTACATGAAACAAATCTCCGACGTGCTCGCCGCGCTCGAGGCGCAGAACCGGGCCGGGCAGAGCGGCGTCTCGAGCTACGGCGGCATGATCGACGCCATCGGCCGGGGTCTTCAGGGCGGCCTAGGCCTCGGCACGACCGGGGCGCAGGGCCTGACCTCGATCGGCGGCGCGCCCTACTCGACCGGCGCCACCATCGCCAACAATTCGCTCAGCGGCCTCGGCAACCTGAACAGCATGCTGACCAGTTCGACCGCGATGGGAAATCAGCAGTACACGCTGCCGATTGAAGTGATGAACCAGCTCGCCAAGTACATGGGCCTCGGGCAAACGGCCTCCGGCATCAACAACCAACTCGGTCAGAGCGCATTCAACCAGCAGGCGTCCGGCATCGGCGGCCTTCTCAGTGGGGCGAACATGCTGTTCAACCCGACTAGCGGCTGGTTCCCCGGTGCGATTGGCGGCCTGATGGGCCTGTTCGGTTCCGACCGGCGGCTGAAGCGCGACATCGAGCGGATCGGGCGGTTGCGCAACGGCCTGCCGGTGTACCGCTTCCGCTATCACTGGAGCGGGCGCTCGACGATCGGGCTGATGGCCGATGAGGTGGAGCGCGTCCATCCGCGCGCCGTGGCCGCGGGGCCGGGCGGCTTCAAGATGGTCAATTACGCCCTGGCGGTGGGGTAAGGAGATGGCCCTCGGGACATGGCGTCAGTTCGCCCCGCCTTGCGGCTTCACCCGCCCATGTCTCGACGGGACTGTCGGTCCCGTTAGTCTTCCCGTGGCCCCCGACAGAGGCCCTGGACGGTCGTATCCCCGAGGGTATTGGGGGCAATACACGAGCGAGGTGAGGTAGGCAATGCCGGAATGGCTCATGGCCTTCCTGCGGATGGCGCAGCAGCAGCAACCGCAGGGGGGCGCGTTCGATCCGATGTACGGATTGCCCGATTCGATGGGGGCGACTCCGGCTGGGGCGGGTGGCCAGGGCGACCCGGTGCTTGGTCTGTTCAATCAGCAGATGCCGGGGTGGAACCGTTTCCACATGAACCGCTACCCGGAGATGTTCCGCGGCACCAACCGGGCGTTTCAGGGGCCGATGACGGGCGATCCGGTGCTCGCGCCTCCGCGCCTGCCGCCGGTAACCATGCCAAGCATCCTCGGCGTGGACCCGGGAACGGGGGCCGGCATCCCGCCTGGCGGCTGGATGGCGCGGCCGCCGCTGCCGTCCCTTGAGGAAATCCTTTACGGGCGGAGAACCTGATGTTCAATCTCGCGGCCCTCGGCGCCGGCATCGGGCAGTTCGCGCAGCAGCAGCAACAGGAGCGCGAGAACCAGGTCCGCACCCTGATGCTGCAAATGCAGCTGCGAAAATTCCAGCAGGAACAGGAACAGCTGGGCCGCGAGCAGCAAGCGGCGAGCGGGCTGTGGGCTGCCGGGCTGGGCGGCGGCCTCGATCTAGGACAACCAGCGCCGATTCGGGGACTGCCCCAGACCGCTCCCGCGCCACAGGGCGGCCGGCCCAGTGCGGCGTCTGCCCCGGGCATGGGCGGCGGCATGCGGGCCGGCGGGGCGCTGACCGCAAAGTTCGATCCCAACGATCCGGTCGAGTTCATTCCGCCATTCGAGAGCGGCAACCGAAACATCATGCAGGGGGTTGTTGGCCCCAACGGCGGGTACAACCCATCGGTGGGGAGCGTCACCGGGCCTTCTTCTGCTGGCGGCTATTGGCAGATCACCGACCCAACGTGGGCCGATTTTGCCCCCAAAGCCGGCGTCGACTTGGCCAAATACCCAACCGCAATCTCGGCTCCTCGCCCGGTACAGAAGGCCGTTGCTAACGCCATCTACCGTGAAACCGGATTTAGCCGGTGGGCACCTTACAACAAGCGTTTGGCGGCGGCGCTACAGGGTCTTGATCTTGGCTCGACCTCGGCGGGCGCCGACCTTGCTGCCGGCTCCGGGCAATTCGAGGTGCCCCAGGACATGGCGGCGGGACTTGGTGGACCGAGGCCAACTGGTCCGCCGGATACGCTTATGGCGAGCCCGGGTCAGGTCGCGGCCCAGCCGCAACTGGCATCGGTCGGCTCCGGCCCGCTCGTTACCGATCCCTACGATCCCAAATTCGGCTTTAGACGCGACGCCGGCCAAGCCGCCGCGCCCCCGGCCGCGTCCCAGACGGGGGGTACGCAGGCCGCGCAGGCCGACCCGATGCAGGTCGTTGACCAGCAGGCGACGGCCGGCGTCCAGAGCGCGGCCAAGGGAATTGACTCCTCTGTGATGGGCCGCCTCAGCACACAGGAGATGATGCGGCGGATCGACAAGGCGATGCCGAACGCCGATCCCCTGACAAAATTTCGCGCGCTGGAGAAGGCGCAGAAGATGCTGGCGCCGGATCAGCAGGTGCAATTCCAGATGTGGAAGATGCAGCATCAGGAGGAATTGCGGGCTGCCCTCGCAAAATTCCAGCAAGATCAGATCAACCTGCGCACGGAGGATAGAGCCAAGCAGCAGGAGAAGATGTACGAGCAGCGGCTACAGGATGCGCCCGGCACGATCATGCAAACCGATAGGGGGCCGGTGCGCATCCGTCCCGGCAGCAATGTGGGCGAGCCGATTGACCTTGGAGGCGCCAAGGTCATAAGTGCGGGCGCCATCAGTAAGCCAGACTTGCTTGAGATCAAGAAAGAGGATGGCACGACCGAGCGCGTGGAGGCCCAGCAGATCCGAGAAACGGGGCAGTGGGTCACGGCCGACGAGCGCCGGACTCCGATCGACGTGTCTCAGGGCTACACGGTCCTCCCCAAAGGGGGCAGTGGCGGCAGGCAGGGCGAGCAGCAGGCGGCGCGCATCACCTCCGCCGCCAACCTGCTGAGCTTCGAGCTTGGCAATATGATGGGGCTGCCGGCGATGTCGACAGCCAGCATATTCCAGGGGGTTGAGTCGACGCCCGGCAGGCACCTGGGAGAATCGTTGAAGCGGACCTTTGCCGCCAAGTTGACGCCAGAAACCGCGACTGATCTGGCAACCTCCTACCAGGGCATCTCCCGCGCCGTAGCCGCTCTGGAATCGGGCGGCGCGGCTACCGGCCTCGTCGGGTTGACCAAGGCGTCAGAGGTCTACATGCCGCAGCCGACCGATACAGTGGGCAACGTCTGGCGCAAATTCGCGACACTGCGGGGCGTGCTGGAGCGCTCCCTTCAGGCCGCCGCCTCAGCCAAGGATGTCACCCCAGAGCGGAAGAAGCTCTACGAGCAGATCAAAGCCGAGGTCGCGGCCAATATACCGTGGACCGTCGAGGAGGTGACCAAGCTGACGAGCGGCAACGTGCAGACCTACAAGCAGCTGTTCGAGAAGACACAGCACAGGATCGAGCAGAAGGCCGAGGGGAAGGCTGCTGGTGCCGCCGCTGCGCCGGCCGCCGCGGGACCGCCGCCGGAAGCGATACAGATGTTGCGCCAGGACGCCTCACCGGCGCGTCGCCAACAGTTCGACAGCGTGTTTGGCCCGGGGGCCGCCGATCGCGTGCTTGGATCTCCAGCCGTTCCGCCCGCGGCGGGGCTGGAGTTCACCGCGCCGATCCCGCCCCCGCAATAGCCGATGTCGGACAACCCCTTTACGCAGTTCGCGACGGCCGCCAAACCAGCATCGGCCGGCGGCGACAATCCGTTCGCGCAGTACGCCGCCGCTCCCGAGGAGCCGGGGTTCCTGCAGCGTCTATGGGATGGCCTGCGTGGGAATGACGTGTCCCGCGCCGGGCGCCTGGGCATGGGCTTGGGTGACCCGCTATACGGCATGGCCCAGCTGGGCGCGCACGGAAATTTCGGGCTACCGCTGACAGCGGTCGGGCCGCCGGGCCGGGTCGCGCGGATGCAGGAAACGATGGGCGGCGCCGCGCGTGCTGCCGATGATGTCGTGCAGCAGCGGGAAGCCCGCTACAAGGCTGGCGAGCAGGCGGAGGGGCTGTCGGGCGGACTGGGAACGGAGTGGGCGCGCCTCCTGGGCAACGTAGTCTCTCCGGTGAACATTGCTATTGGCGGGGCCGCCGGAGCGGCGGCGCGCGGCCTGCCTTTGGCCGGGCGCGTCGCCTCCCATGCGGCGGGCGGCGCCGCGTCCGGCCTGACCAGCCCAGAGACGGGAGAGGGGGCATTCGAGCCTGGGGCGCTGGCTGCTCGCGGCGCGCTGGGGGCGGCCGGGGGCGCCGTTGGCGGTGCGGCCGGCGAGGCGGTCGGATCGCTGTTGAGCCGAGCCATTGCCGGCAATGCGCCGCGGCTGGCCGATCAGGCGCTCACAGAGATTTACCGAAGCACCGTCAAGCCGACCCGGGTGGGGCGGGGCACCGCGCCGCGCCTCGCCGCTCAGGACCAGCAGATTATTGATGCCGTCGATACGATCGTCGCGAATCAGCCGGCCCTTCAGTTGACGATGCCGAATGGCGTCGTGGCACAGGGCGGCCTACCGCGCACATTGCGGCAGTTCTCCGAGGCGCTGGATCAAACTAAGGCGGCGGCCTACCAGCAATACGACGGCATGATGAGACAGGCCGGAACGCAGGGGGCGCAGGTCGATCTGGCGCCGGTCGTCACGCGGCTTAACGCGATCGCCAGAAATCCGGATGTCGTCGACCTGCATCCCGACCTCGGTGGCTACGCTACTGACCTCGCTCAGCGCATGCTGGCACGCCGCTTCTATACTCTAAGCGAGGCGCAGGCGGTGATCCAGAGCATCAACAAGACCCTGGACGGATTTTACCAGAACCCAACGCATGAAACGGTAACGCGCCACGCCATCCTGGCTCCGGTCGCCGACGAGTTACGAAGGGGTCTAGACGCCGCTGTAACGAGTTCTCCGGTCGGCCCGGGGTATCAGCAGATGCGTAATCTGCATGGGGCGCTTGCCAGCGTCGAAAGAGATGTGACGGTAGCGGCGAACCGAGAGGCGAATAAGATCAGCGGCGGCGTGATCGGCGGCCTTATGAATATAGCCTCGGGAGCGGAGGTCTTGCGGGGCATCTTTCATGTCGACCCAACTACGATTGCGACCGGGGTCGGATTGAAGGCGGTGCGAGCATGGTACAAAAAGGCCAATGATCCAAACGCGGCCATCACTCGGCTGTTCGCCGGGCGGGCCGGACCCCAAGGCCGTGGAGCGGTTCTGGGACCGCCGATACAGGGGGCCGCGACCGGCGCCGGCGTCATCGCGGGGGGAGAGGGCGGCGGGGAAATCGAGCGCCAGATCAGGCCCAGCGTGGCTGGCCCCTAGCGGATCAGGATCGAGGCCGCCAACAGGCCGAACCCGGCAAGAAACACGACCCCAACTAGGCAGAGCCAGTTGGTAATCTTCTCCAGGTCGTTGGCAAAATCACGGAAATCGTCGTTCATCCTCACCTTCCTCGGGGCCAGATGATGCTGAGCAGGAGTGCTATTTCGACGGCGGCGCATCCAAGAGCGATGTATCGCTGCCATGCCTTTTGAAGGATCGCCGCTCCCACCAGTGCGAGGCACAGCATCGCAGCGCACGGTATTGCCGCGCTCACCGCCCCGGCTCCTCGCGGCGGGCTGCGGTGATGTGCTTCTCGATAGACTCTGCAACTTGTTCCCTAGCGCCTACTGAAGTGAACAGCGACGCATGTTGATTAGCTATCGAGAGTGCGCGTAATCGTGGCGTGAGGCTGTCCTCCCGCACGCCGGCCGCGCGGAAGCGGTCGAGGAGTTGATCGAACTCGCTCTCGCTGATAAAGCGCCCCCAGCACACCCGTTTAATTTCCGCTCGTAGTGCGGCCTCCTCGCTCGGCTCGGCCGTGGCGCGCTCCGGGGAGGGGGTGTCAGACATCGGTACAACTCCCACGAAAGCGAATGCCGGACCAATCAAGCTTCTCCTTGCCTCCGTCGCTGGCGGTGGGAGGGCGTGGCTTCGGCATGTAGTGGGTGAATGCGCCCGCTCGGTAGCCGGGGCCGTCAGCAGTTTGCCATTGGAAGTCGTCCTTGGTGTCGTCCCAGAACGCGACGACCATGAAGTCGCTCTCGGTCGTGCCGAGCAACCATTCCTCATCCGAATTTCGAGCAGCATCGTCTATCGACCGCCACCCGCCCGCCTCAAGCTCGCGCTGAGCCGCCTGTAGGGCTCGCCAGTGGGCTTCGTCTTTCGGGCTCGGCCAGTACCCTTCTGCCCGCCCGCGATCCTCAGCTTCCCGACGTACCGCCGCTGCCATATCCTCTCGCGTCACTTCACCCGTCATGGCTCAGCCTTCCTCTTGAAATCTATCGCCAGCCAGATCGCCGCGCTGTCGCCCATGTTGATCGCGCTGCGGGGGGCGAGGCGGTTGACCAGCACCAGGAGGCCGGTCGTCGGCATCATGATCTCGGGGCCGCAGAACCACGTCACCGCCGGGCTCGTCCGCAGCATCAGGATCGCGTGCTCGTCCTCGCCGCCCTGGCGCCAAGCCATGCAGGCCCCGGCCGGCAGCAGCTCCAGGTCGATGCGGCCGAGGTCTATGCCGCCCATCTGGTCGCCAAGGCGCCTCACCCGCTGGATCGCATTGTTCAGCTCGGCCCACTTGCCGGCGGCGGCGTAGGGTGGGATCGTGAATTTGCCGTCATCACGCGGGCGGCGCACCGGGCAGACCAGCGTGCCGCCGCCATCGTCCTTGAACAGCCCAATCCTCTGACGTAAAGACCCAATTAAATCGAATGGGTCTAAATGGGCGGCTGCCAGGAACGATGCCACCTACGCGGCCCCCGGCGTCTCTGGCGGCCGCAGGTTGTCGCTGACCAGCGAGACGACGGCCGGCTGCTTCCCCTCGATCATCCGTAAGGAGCGCCGCAGCCAGTCCTCGCCGATCTCCATGACCACGACCGCCGCGACCTCGCCATCGGGCATCGTCCGGCCGGCCACGACGCCGGAGATCGCCGCCGCCGCCTCGGCGCTTGGGGCGACCAGCAGGTTCGTGAACGGGCGGTTGCCCTCAAGGACGATCGACACACAGTAGCACCTGAGTTCGCCGCTCACCGCTCGCCCCCAAACGGAGCCAGCGAGCCGACGAGGTGCTCGCGGCGCTTGGCGGCCCGGGTTTGAAGCAGGGTCATGCGTTCCGCATGCTGCGGCGGCGGCCCGAGTTCGCTGCTCAGCCGGTCGAGGGTCTCGAACGCCTGCCACTCGCCAAGGCGCGTCAGCATCTCCTTGTCCTCCTCGATGTCGATGTCGCGGGCGATCTCCTTCCACCGCTTCTGCACCTCGGCGGCAGCGTCCGAGAGCGCTGGTGCGGCCTGTTGGCGCTGCGGGGCACGGGTGGCACCGTTGCCGCGCGAGGCACCGCTGGCGGGAGCGCCCTCGCCCTGCGCCGTCTCGTCGGCGTCCTTCTCGCCGGTCGGCACCTTGAAGACCTGCCGCAGGAACTGCTTCTCGACGTAGCTCTGCGCCGCGCCATAGGTCTGCGGCCCATTGATCGGCATAGCCAGCGTGCGCGACATCGGCAGCGTCGACATCACGCCTGACTCGTGCAGGAACGTCAGCTCGTAGCTGGCGAACAGCCAGGGTGTTTTCTTCTCGCCCTCCGAGACGCGGACCTCACTTTCCGCTTCGTTGATGAGAAGCGCGAGGCCGGCATCGGCCATCAGTGGGCCGATGATCTCGTAGAACTTGTCGACGCTGACATAGTTGTATCGCGCGTGCTCGTTGCGCTCGTCGACGCCGAGGCGGCGGATCTGCTTCTTGACCGCGACGATAGCGGCGGCGATCTCAGGGGGCATTGTCATTTTACTTTACCTTGCGTGAGGGTTGGTTCCGCAACCACTTTGATACATACGATCCAGGGGAGTCTGTAGTAAGCAAGTCCTGGTATGCGGCCTCGCCGGCAGAGGGGTAGGAATAGAGTGACCCATTCCGAAATTCGACCAAAAGTTCTCCAGTGTCTTCATCCCATCCCACTGCGCGCACATTGCTACTTCGGACTTCTCTCATTTCTGCCATTTTATATTTTACTCCTTCTTATTGCCGCGCGCCGCCGAATGCAGGCGCGACATTCGCGATTCCCGTTGGCCCGCCCTCGAAGTCCGGGCTGTCCATCCCCGGCATGGCTTTGATAAGGCTCCGCCAAGCGCCCTCGATGCTGTTGAAGTCAGGGCCGTCAGCCATCAGACTTCCCCTTCCGCGATGTCTTTCTGGTACTGGATCAGCCGCTCGGTTAGCGCCGCGAAGCGCTTGACGCAAAAGTGGCAGCAGCGCTCGTCGGCCCGGGTGCGCAACCCCATCCGATCGCCAGCGGCCTGGACCGCAATTTCCAGGGCAAGCCGCAGCGTCTCGATCTCTTCGTCGTCGAGGTTCAGCATTCCGGTTTCTCCATTGAGATTGAGACACCCCTGCCGTCGCGCTTCAGGCGAACCAGCCCCAGTTGACAAAGCCCGACATCCTCTGGCACCAGGGCGGTCATCTCCCTGCGCACGATCGCGTGCTTCACCGCCGCGCCGTGCGTCTCGGCGAAATCGCGGGCCAGCCGCTGAAATTCCCCGGCCCAGTTCGGCCGCTCGGCCTCCGGCGTCACGTCCAGCAGGATCTCGCGGCGTTTCGGCTGCGGCTTTGGCGGGGCGACCGGAGCTGCCTCGTCCTGCGGCTCTTCGTCGGCCTCGACGTGCCGCCAGAATGCGCGTTCCTTGGCGATCAGCGCCGCCTGGTACAGCACGTCAACCTCTTGGTAGATAATCTCGTGCTTGCGGTTTCCGATCAGGCATGACAGCGCCCACCAGTCGCAGCCCATGACGGTCGCCTGATGTGTGCCGGCGGCGGTATAACGCAAAACCTCCTGTTCATAGGCTTGCCCCAAATGCTTGGCGTCGATGACGCAGCGATGTCCCTGGGGAGTTGTTGTCATGCCGTCCAAATTGCATGCCATCCAGGGATAAGCCTCGCTGATCTGAAGCTCATCCTCGTACATATTTGCGTAGAACCCGGTCGCCACCGAGTCTGGGCCGTGCAGCGCGCTCCATATCTCGCGCATCAGCGGGTTGCCGCTGTAGTAGTTGATTTCTCGGCCCGTAGTTCTCTCGGCCCACGCCAAATTAAAAGGTTCCGTCATGCTGCCAAGCTGTACCGGCAGCACGCCAGACAGATTATCCCCCTCAGCAAGACCCTTCTTCTCGCGCCACACCGAGCGCCACTCGCCGGCCATTATTTTGGCCGCGTCGCCTGCTTGGACGTACCTGCGTCGCGCGGCGATCTGCTCCTTGCTTAGGCCGAGCATCGCGCGAGCCTCCGCTTTTCGGAGATTTGGGCGTTCCTTTTTGTCCACTTTGCCTTTTGGCACTGGTAGCAGACTCGGTGCCCGTTAGCATCGATCCGAGAGCCGGCGTAGGGGTGTCCGTTTGGGCAAGAATCCTTGGCCAGCATCCTGGCGCGCAGAAGCTTCCCAGCGTCGCTGCGCCTGACATTATCGGCGTGCGTCACCGGCTCCAGGTGATCCGGGTTGACGCAACAGCGCATCCGACACAGGTGGTCAATCTCCAGACCATCGCCTATCGGCCCCCGAAAGAACAACCAAGCGGCGCGGTGGACATAGATTTCGGTCCCGCCCCACTGGATACGGCCATAACCCTTCGGCGTGAGGTGCCCTAGCCAAATCCAGCAGCCGCTGTTCGGCTCGGGTTCGCACCCAGCCTCAAATCGCGGGAGAAACTCTTGCTGTCGCCCAGTTAGTCGGGGCTCGCTCATTTCGGCACCTCGGCGCCCGCGCAAATCCGCGCGATCTCGGCCTTGGCCTCGGCGACCGCCGCGCGCACCCGCACCGGGTCGTCCGCCAAGACCTCGATGGCGACCAGCATTGCCTCCGCGTAGCCCAGCGCCTTGGCGTGGCGCATCGCGACTTCTTCAAGCTGTGACATTTTCGGCTGCTCCCGTGGTTGACGCCGGACACTCGCAAAAAGAGATTGTGCCGTCAAGCGGAAAATGCTACACGGTCCACGCAATGAACAAAACGACATTCGCGATCTGGCTGGAGGGCCGGGGGGACAATCCCTCGGCGTTCGCCGTGCGCCACGGCATTTCCAAGGCGGCGGCCTATGCGCTGGCCGGCGTCCGCTCGCACCGCTCGCCGGAGTTCTTTCGAACCTCGACGCTCGAGCGGATCGAGGCCGAGACCGGGATCGCCGCGCAGGTGCTTTACGGCGACTGGTGCAAGGTCGAGCCCCGGCCGGCTCGTAAATACACTCGCAGGGGAGGGGGCGGTGTCGCTATCCAAGGATGAGCGGAATCTCGGCTACAAGCAGGTGCCGCTGCCGACCCCGCGCGTGACGACGGTTCTTCGCCGGGTCGCCGCCGGCTACATCAGCGTTACGCTGACCGAAGGGGGGCCGGAGTACCGCTACGACGATGGCTCCCTGGTGCACGGCGAGAAGGGCAAGCCTCTCGGGGAGCGTGCGTTTCGCACGATGGTGCGCGAGGGGTGGCTCCTGCCGGTCGAGGGCGGCTCGTTTCTGGAGGACGGGCCGCCGCAGCAGTACCGGGCTCGCCGTCCGGCCGATGGCCCGCTGCCGCGCGTGCGGGGCGGTCCGCGTGGTTGAGCCGGATTTCCGGGTCGTGCTGCCGGTGGCCCCGCCGAGCACGAACAATCTCTACGTGCCGCGCCGCGACGGCAAGGGCCGCGCCAAGACCTCGGAATACACGGCATGGCAGCGCGAGGCGCAGATGCTCATCATGGCGTCCGGCTGCCCGCGCGAGGGCTGGAAGCACGTCCGGGTCGAGGTGCTGGCGCCGCTCGATTATCGTCGGGACATCGATAACCTGAAGCCGGTTCTGGACGTGCTGAAGACGATGAACGTCATCAAGGATGACCGCTGGGTCGACGAATACGAAGTGCGCCGGGTGCCGGCGACCGAGCCGCTGCAGGTGTCTGTTTGGCGGCTCGAATAGCTCCGCTGGCAAGTCGGCTGGACGAGGCGGCGCTGCTGCGGCTGCGGCGCGTGCTGTGGACGCGGACAGCCAACCAGATTCGGGAGACCGCGCGCCGGGCAGGCGAGCCCTATCCGACGTGGCTGGACAAGTACCGGGACTTCGAGATTGACCCGGATCGAGGATAGGCGTCAGACTGTGCTCCGACGCGATTGAGGGGCCGGGTATGGAGCCCGACCCCTCCGAAATCGCCGATCTTGACGTGTCAGGAGCACGCCAATGGCGGCAGCGCCGCTGCATTTAGCACCAGACCCCAGCGTTATCAAGCCGCCGGCTGATCCCCTCGTCGTGCTCTCGGCCGGGGAACGCGAGGCGTTGCGCCTGGCGCACCGCAAGCGCGCAATCCCGCTGAAGGTCATGGCGCGCCGGCTCGGGGTCTGCCCGCACATGCTGGCGCGCTACCGCTGCGGCGAGCGCAAGCCGCGCCGCTCCCTCCTGGACCGCTGGTGGAAAGAACTGTCATGAGCCTTAAATTGCTCAGCTGGGCATTCGAGCAGGATCTCCCCTGCGCCGAAAAGATCGTGCTGCTGGCCCTGGCCGACATGGCCGACATGGACGGCAAGTGCTGGCCCTCGCAAACCCATCTAGCCAAGCGGTGCGGCATCGTCCGCGAGACGGTCAACCGGCAGATAAAAAAGCTGGTCAGCGCCGGAATGCTCCGGGTCGAACACAGGGCCGACAGGGATGGGCAACACTCAAATGTATATTTTGTGCAGTGTGACGCAGGATCACATGTGACCCAAGATCACGTGACCAAAGATCACTCGGCACCTGACGGACGATCACTCGGGCACGTGACGGACGATCACACAGAACCTTCACTTAGAACCTTCAAGGAATCTCCCCCTGTAGTCCCCCGCCGGGGGACGACGCTTACGGACTTCGAAAAATGGTGGGAAGGCTATCCGGCGAAGATCGGGAAGGGGGCGGCCGAGAGGGCTTGGGCAAGGGCCTGTAAGCAAGCCAGTGCCGGCGACATGATTGCGGGAGTTTCCCGCTATATCGCCAACAAGCCCGAAGACCGGGACTGGTGCCATCCGGCAACATGGCTCAATCAGAAGCGCTGGCTCGATGATTTTGGCGACAGCGAGCAGCGGCGCATCAAGCCGACCTCACCACCACCAAGACTGGAGAACGGCAATGCCGCCATCGGACGTGACAATGATCGGGTTTCCCAGCAAGGCGCATTACAGCGGCATTCGCAAAAGCCTGCGGAACCGGAGTTATTCCGGTCTGACCGATACTGAGCGCTGGCAATACCACGCATACGATTATGCCTGGCGGCGAACCTTTCTGGGCAATGCCGACGAAGCCGCATCGCCCATTGATCCCGACAGATCGTGGTACGATGAGGCCTCCGCGGCGGCTGCTCAACGGTTCTTCAAGCGCTGAGAACCGGCTATTCCGACTGACTGCCCATTGCCTCGATGATGTTGAGCGCAGCCGCGATCTTCTCGGCGATGGCCTTCGAGGGAATGTGGGCCGCCACCGCCTGCCCGGTGCCGCAGGTGACGGTGTGCGGCGGCCCCAATTCGCCGCCCGGTCCCTTGGTCAATCCGACGACGTAAGGTCCAGGCGGCAGGTCGCTGCGGCTGTCGAGTTCCCCGGTGGGCATCAGGCGGCCTCGATCTTTGCTAGGACTTTCCGGGCGTGGTTCGCGGCGTATACCGCCCCGATGTTCGTCGGGTCGGTTTCGTACCAGCCGACAAGAGCGGACAGAGCGAGGCGGAGGTCAGGCGCAGCTGCTATTAGTCGGGCATTTGCGGCAAACTCTTCGTCCCGCTCGTCGCAGCCATTCGCCATGAAGCAAATCCGGTTCTCGCCGGCCTCGTCGGTGGCGATGTGCCGGTTCCACTCCATGCCGTCGCGCGGGTCTTCGCTGACGAACCACGGTCCCGGAGTCCAGGGCTCGGGGCGATGCGGCTTTACGGCTGCGGTGGGGGATGCTTCGGTCATGGCGTTGCCTCGATATGCTTGACCGAAGCACGCACCAGCCGCTCGACAGCATCTCGCATGCCGGGGCCGTTCGTGGCGATGACGCATCCAACATCGTCGGGCTCGTCATCGACGACAGCGCATGCCGTCAGGCTGACTTGACCATCGGGCAGCACCTCGGCCTCATACCAGCCGCCGCCCTCGATGAACTTATGGGCGAGCGCCTCGACGTAGGCCGGCATGTCGATCGACACCGGCCGCTTCCGACCATGCGGCCTGACGTATTGTGTGAACTGGATCGCCATCTCACCCTCCCGCCGCGTCGATCATCTTCAGCCGCCGGGTGACGGCCGCAGCCTCGCGCTCGTCGACCCGCTGGCAGATCAAGTCGCACCCACCCTTGCACGGGATGGGGCTGCCATCGGCGCCGCAGCGGCACCGCAGGTTAAGTTGTTGCGCCCTCTGTTTGTTCATCGCTTGCCTTTCCTCCAGTCCTCAGGGTCGATTGGCGAAACAAAATCGGTGACGATGGGCCGCAATCAATTCCTTCGCCGACCATAAAGTACCCGGTCGGCCACTCTCCGCTGTAGAAACAGGGATGAATGCCTGTGCTGCCAGGTTCGATTACATCGAACGGCGTGCCATCCTTCGGGCAATAGCACGCCTCTCGCCAGCCTAGTTCGCGTAGTCGGCCGTAGGCATCAAACATCGCCAAGATCGCCGTGCGCTCGTCAGGCAGCCGTACCGCCCGCTCCGCTCGATGAGCTTCTATCGACGCCCACAAAGTGTCCGCTTCATCTTTGTGGATTGGCTCGTGCGAGTAGTGACCTTCGGCGTCTCGGAATGTCTTGTGCCCGACGATTGGGTTATCGTCGCCATCGCGATCTTTCCGAGGCTTTGAGCCGTACATTGGGTTCATAGCGTCAATCCTCGTGGTCGTGGTAGGCGGTCATGTGAGTATCGCCCACAAAATGAAAGGCCAGAGCACTGCATTGACCATCGCCAGCGCCAGCCCGATCGCGTCGCACGCGAGGCCGGCCAGGGCGGCGGACAGGCGCCCGCTCATACAACGCTACAGATCAGGTCGAACACCTCGCGCACCGCCTGTTCCCAGGCCCTAGCCCAGTCCTGCGGGTCGCGGGCGCGGGCGAGGTCGGTGCAGGTCACGGTGTCGCGGCCAATGAGGCGTAGGAGCCCTGCCGTGGCCGCCAGGCCGCAAGAAACCCCGCCGCATACCTGAGCCCCCTCGGGTGCGTCTATGCCCCACAGGCGCACGCGCACGCCGCCTACGTCGATTGTATCGCCGTCGATCACCGTGGCCTCGCCCCGGATCGTGTTCCGCGACAATGCATCGGGCACGGCGAGCGCGGCGCATGCCCCGGCCAGCACCAGGCCGGCCAGGGCGGCGGATAGGCGCCCGCTCACGGGCGCAGCGCCTCCCCGACGAGCGCGTGCGGCACGCAGATGTACCTGTATTTCGGATCATGCGTGTTGCCGGTGAGGCGCATCAGGAGCGGCACGTCCGCGACCGCCCAGAACATCCCTTGCGGGCCATCGACTAACTCGACAAGCGTTCCGGCCGGGATCGTAATCCGTTGCGCCAGTGTGCCGTGCACGTTCTCAAACACCGGCGTCTCGCAATCCTGAATCGTACGGTTCATGTCGTCGCTCCCCCTGTCAGGTGTTCGGTTTCCAGTGCCGCGGCCTCGCAAGCCCGGTCCATCAATGCCCGCACCGCGATATCCTCGGGCGCCCAGTCGCCGGCGAGTCTCGTCGGCCGTCTCGGCGAGGTCCGGCAAGCCGGCCTGGCGCAATCGCGTCGCGGCTAATTGGACGGCCCAGGACGCTTCCGTTGCGTTGAGTTCCAGCGAGCGGCCCAGGATACCCCAGGCCGCCGCCGCGTGCTGCCAGCGTGCTCGAGCGGTCATGCCGCCCTCGCGATCGGCCGGCGGGTCATGCCGGCCTGCATACCAGCCATGTAGGCGCGGATCAGGTCGGCCGTGATCGCCGCGCCATAGCGGCCGGTGATGTCGCGCTCCCCGCCGCTACCGCCGGCGATCTGCGCCAGGCGGTAGCCGCCATAGGCGCAATCGAGGACATAGACGCCCTCGACCGAGCGGTTCGAGCCGTCGGCGTTCCGCGCCCATGCCTCGCGCGGCATGCCGGCGAGATCGTTGAGCTGGTCGACCAGAATGCGCAGTGTCTTGACTGTCGTGCGATTCATGATGTTATCCCCTGTTTGTGCGAAGGCCGCACCGCTCTGCCCCGCCGTAACGGGGCAGGCCGGTATGGTCTAGGCGGTCTCGCGATCGATAACCTGTTGCCAGCGTGCAATCGCCTCACGGGCCTGCTGGCCGTAATACCCGACGCGGTTCTCAACCGGGCCTTTCATGCTTTCGCGCAAGCGGTAGATCGCGCGCTCGGCTTCCCGGATGCGCTCGGCGGCATTGCGCGGTGCGCGGTATTGCTTGCGTTTCATGGCGTATCTCCGTGGTTGACGACCCTAAGATAGCACCGATTATTTTCCGGTCAAGCGGAAAAGATGTTGACGTGAGATTTTGTCGAGCGGTAGGATCGTCGCTGTCAACCACAGGAGCGAACGATGGCGACGACGACCAAGCCGAAATTGACCCGCGATCAGAAGATGGCGCTTGCAGCTTATGAGTATGCGCTGCGACAGGAGGATCGCTACCTAGGGAGCGTGTTTGTCACGCCAATGGGTCAGCGTGCGATCGAGGCAAAGACCAAGGCCGCCTATGAGCGCTGTCGCTCGCTCGGCATGACGCACGAGCACGGGCTATGACCCCGGCGAGATACGATTACGCCGGCCCGTTCAAGTCGGCGGAGCGTGCCGATGATGTGCTGGCGGATATGTTCAATCGTGATGAGGTGTGCGAAGGCGAATGGCCTGAGATCGTGAGCCGCAAGCCGCGCATCGGCGGCCGCTACGTCAAGCGCTGGTATATCACTCTGCCGATGTAGGTCGGCCTAGCCTTTATCGTCCGGCGGCGCCAGGCCCTTAGGGGCCTGAGCGTCGACCGTATCCTTGCCCGGCTGCGATGCTTTCAGAGCGTCCAGCAGCGCCACCAGCGTATTGCCTTGTTGCGCCTTAAAGGCCCCCTCCGCGACGCGCACAGCGAGCTTTGTCAGGTCGCGCGCTGCTTCGTTGCCAGCGCGAAGCAGCTTCACATCGATCAGCGCGGTAGGCAGCCCGATCGACTGTCCCTTGTCATCGACAGCTATCCCCGCTCCCGGCCCAGCGGCCATTGCCGCGTCAAGCTCGCGCTGAACCAAGAGCACCGTATCGCGCTGCAACCTGAGGCCAGCCAGTGACCCGCTATCGAGCACGACAGCGTGCTCATTGCTCGGCACTAACGCCGGCGCCTCGTCGCGCGGCAGCTCAGCAAGCCTGATCAGCTTGTCTGCAGCTTCGAGAGCATCGGACATGCGGCGCTTGACCGTCGATGGTTTCGGAGTGCGCCCACCGTACCACGGCAGATGCAACGCGCGGAATTGCTGTTGCCTTGCATGCAACGCTCGTGATGCGGCTTGCGTCGCGTCGCGCGGATCGCCGGACCACCGGAACCCGCCAGTGCAGCGACCACCGTGCAGGTGGCATCGGCGCTTGCCGAGCAGCGCCGGTCTCGAGCACGGCAGACCGGAGCGCTTGCCTCGCGCGCCGCACAACTTCGACAGGCCTTGGTGGTTTCGCACGCTGTTCAGCATCCTGAACGATTGTGGCAGCGCCTCGTATCACACTGATATCGTTCACCTATTCCGATCGGATCGAGCGGTCGATACGGTACGGGAATCGTCCCTCGACCGGTCCGGGAACGGGGAAAATTGAGCTCGTGAGAACAAACCGGAAGCAATTTAGGGAAATCGTTCCGCATCCGTTCACCTCGATACGCCGGAACCGTTTTTGGCAAATCTGGTCATCGAAGCTGTCTCCAGCGAGTGCCTCTACCGGCATCGCTTCCACCGATTGCGGCCATCGCTGTCGCATCGTTGTAGAGGCCACAGCGACAGCGGGCAAGTCCGGTCATCGAAAGCATCTTCCCTTGCTGACGCAAGGGTAAATGCTGCCTGTTTGCTTCATACGCCCGCTAAATAGGGACGCGCGCGCGCGAGGACGCGTCCTGGCTCGGCCGGGTTTCCCGTGACGCTGCCACGAGGGTTTACCGGCTATCCGATCGCCTATTCTATCGAGGCTCCTGCCCCGACGCTGCGGTCTGATCGGCCTCAACTCGCTGGGATTCCGTGCGTCACCCACTTCCTCGCGCGGTCGAGCCTGCTCTGCTGCGGCAAACGGAGCCGCTATGCTGTAGGAGCGATCCTCCTGACAGCCGCCATCGCGGCCTCCTGAAATCGGGCGCCGGCCTCCCGGTCTGGAAACTCGACGAGATTCTTCCAGGTCTTCACCCCCTCGCGGGTCGTGAAGCTGGTAGAGGGCAAGCCTATCCACTCGCCCTTGTTGGTGCGGAACCATTTGCAGTCGTGGAGAACCACCCCCCACTCGGGGATGTGCAGCTCGAAGAAGCCTACCAGAGCACCTTTATTGATGCGCTTCAGCTCGCGCGCGAACATCCGTCCGTCGGACGGCAGCGGCGTCACGTTGCTGGGGGCTTGCCTTGGCTGGAATGGTGGTCTATCTGTCACTGGCTCTCCGCGATGGCGCTTCAACGCCGTTTGAGCGGGATCAGCTTAGCCCCGGTTCCGCGACCGGGTCAAGCGCGGAAAAGCCCCGGCAATAGCTTCGGGGCTTTTCTGTTTCCGGCTCACGATGACAACTCCGCCGAGACCGCCGCGAGAATCCCCATCGCTTTGTCGCACGGCCAGATCGCAACGCATGTTTTCGCCGCCAGAAGCTCGCTGTCGCAAACATGAACGACCAGATGGGAGGGGTGCGTCGCGGCCTCGGTTATGACGGTATTTCTGGCTGCCTCGACCAGATCCGGGTCGGCAGCGCAGACGTGGGCCAGATAAATGCCATCCTCGTCATCCGCGCCACACAAGATAAAGCCGTAAGGCTGCTTGCGTCCCTCGATATGGGCGACCGGCGAGATCACCACCGATTCTGGCGCGGCGCAACGCAGGAGGACGCTATCGAGGATGTCGCTCACCGCCCCGGCCTCGCCGTCACCACTGGCACGATCGCGTACCCCTCTTCCTCCAGCACCAGAACGACGTAAGCGGCCCGCTCGCGCAGCTTGGGAGCGAAGTTGGTTTGAGCATACTCCCATCTGGCGCCGTCGGTCTCGTGCATCCACATCGCTTCTGCGATCACCTCGGCCAGGTCTTGCTTTTGTCGTGGGGAGGTTGTATCTGTCATCGGTCTCTTCTGTGGTTGGCGGAGACGATAGCGCCTGATCCCCCAAAAGGTCAAGAGCGCAGAAAGGCCCGCTCAGTCCCCTGTGGCGGGCCTTTCCATTTGCAAAACCCCCGGAGTTTGCGGCAATCTCTCCGTAGTTACAAAAGGAGAGCACGTGAGCAGCCACCGTATCGAGATAACTTTCGCTGGAGACGCGCCGGACAGCGAACTTGAGCGCGCAAAAATCCTTGGTTCCGAGAAAGTCAGCGAAGCCATCAAGGAATTGCAGGCAATCCTGACCAGTCTTGGCCTGGATGTCATCGCCACCGCGCACAGCGTGCGGAAGATGCCGAAGCACCAGCGCCCAGGCAGGCAGAAACCACCCGCAATGGCGGAGCCGGCCACCGGGATCGCCGCCGAATAGGCGCAGGAGAAGAAATGAGAGATCGTCGCTTTGTATTGCTGCGCGACGTGGTGATCCCGGCCGGCACCGTGCTGGAGCGGGCCGCCAATGAGCGCGGCGGGACCTCGGCCGTCGAGTGCGTCGTGGCACTTGGGTCGGACAGCCACGGATATTTCGTGATCGCCGCCATCGACGGCGATGCGGCGAAGGACGCCCTGGGATGGGTCGAGGAATGCAACCCAGCAGCCGCCTGATCGAGGCCGAGCGCCGGGGCGAGCCGCGCCCCGGGCCAGACCGGCTGGCGGATGTGACCCTCACGGTGCGCGAGTGGTCCGTCGTGCTGGGCTCGCTCTCGGCAACGGCGCAGCACATGGTGCGGGCGAAGGCGGCCGGGCGACTGCTCGAGCAGATCGGCGACCAGGGCATCGTCGACGTTACCAACGTGCTGGGGGCCATCCGGCGTCAGGCGCGGCTGTGAAGGGCGGCACGCTGTTCTCCGGCATCGGCGCGCCGGAATGCGCGATGCCGCGGGTCGACTGGCGCTGGTGCGCCGAGACCGACCAGTTCGCCTCCGCCGTCATGGCGGCGCGGCATCCCGAGATCCCGAACCTGGGGGACGTGAATGAAATCGCCGCCGATGCAGTTGAGCCTGTTGACCTCATCGTCTTCGGATCGCCCTGCCAGTCGTTCAGCGTCGCCGGCAAGCGCCTCGGCCCGGATGACCCGCGCGGCAACATGGCCCTCGTCGGCCTTCGCGTGGTTGGCCGCATCCGGCCCCGTTGGGTGGTTTGGGAGAATGTCCCCGGCGTCCTGTCGTCTGACGGAGGACGGGATTTTGGCGCCTTCCTCGGGCTCCTGGGGGAACTCGGGTATGGGTTCGCCTACCGGGTTCTTGACGCTCAGCACTTCGGAGTTCCACAGCGGCGCCGCCGCGTCTTCGTTGTCGGATATCTTGGAGACTGGCGACCTGCCGCGGCGGTACTTTTTGAGCCAGAAAGCCTGCGCGGGGATTCTGCGCCGCGCCGAGAAGCGGGGCAAGGAGTTGCCCGGCCAATTGCAAGCTGCGCTCCGGGCGGCAGCGGCTACCGATTTGACGCCGACACCGCCGACAACCTGATCGCCCGTTGCGTCGCAACGGGCACCAACGGCCAGCGCTACGATTACGAGACCGAGACGATGGTGCTGGCGCATTCACTCCGCGCCGATGGCTTCGACGCCAGCAAGGACGTGACCGGGCGCGGCACGCCGCTGACACTCGCGATCCGGGGGCGCGGCGACAGCCATGATCTGGAATGGCGGGATGACGGGGTCGCAAACGCCGTGCTGACGCCCAACGGCGGGCGCGGCGGCATCGGTGTCGGGGCTATCGCGGCTTACGGCATCCGCCGCGATGCGGGACGAGACGGCGTGGCGAAGACGCCTTCGGACGACGGCTATGGCCGCGTCTCCCTGCGCGACCCCGGCTTCAACGTCTACGAGGAGACGGCCCCGACGCTCGACAGCGCGCCGCACGCCGTTGCGTTCCACGAGAACCAGCGAGCCGAGACGACGCTCAGCGACACGGCTGGCGCTCTGAAGGTCGGTGGCGGCAAGCCGGGGCAGGGCTATCCCGCCGTGTTTGAGAGCCGCTTCGCGCGCAACGGTCGCGGCGCCCCCGACGAGATCGTACCGCCACTCAAGGCGCAGTCGGGGCAGAGCGGGAAGGGCGATGCTGCGCCGCTGCTGCAATCGGCAATGTCCGTCCGCCGCCTCACTCCACGCGAGTGCGAGCGCCTGCAAGGACTGCCGGACGACTACACGCTGATCCCCTATCGCGGGAAGCCAGCCGCTGACGGGCCGAGATACCGGGCGATCGGAAACTCGATGGCCGTACCCGTGATCGGCTGGATCGGCGAGCGGATCGCGGCCGTCGACGAAATCACGGCGTTCCGCGAGGCGGCGGAGTGAGCGCGGCCCCCGACCTCGGCGCGGTCAAGGCCGAAATCCTCCAGATCATCTCCGCCGACAAGTGGAAGAGTCACCAGATTCTCTTCCGCCACCGCCACCAGTACAGCGGCGTCCCCACCGTGCCGGCCGAGTTCCACGAGGCGCTGGTTTCCGACTTTTGGAGTAGCGACCCCTATTCGATCATCCTCGCCTTCCGCGGCAGCGCCAAATCGACGCTGGGCGAGGAGGACATCGTGCTGGCGGCGTGCCTGATGGCCTGGCGCAACATCGTCGTGATCTCCTCGAACGAGACCCGCGCGGCCGAGCGGCTGGCGGCGGTCGCCTACGAACTGACCACCAACCCCTTTATCGTCGACCTGTTCGGCGATTTGAAGGGCGACGCCTGGACCCAAACCAAGATCGTCACGACTACGGGCGTCTGCGTGCAGGCGATCGGCCGCGACCAGGACATCCGGGGCATCAAGCACCTCGACCACCGGCCCGATTTCATCTTCGTCGATGACGTGGAGAGCCCGGAATCGGTGCAGACCCCGGACCAGCGCCGGAAGACGCTGAGATGGTTCCTCTCCGAATTGCTGCCGGCCTGCGCCCCGGAGCGCCGGGTCCGCATCCGCGCGACGCCGATGGACGCCGAATCCCTGCCGATCAAGTTGCAGAACGAGTGGGGCTGGCCGACCAAGACGTTCCCGGTCGAGTACCTGGACGAGGACGGTAAGCGCAAGGCGTCATGGCCCGAGGTGTGGCCATTGCCGAAGATCGACCGCGAGCGCCAGGGCTACGAGCGGGTCGGGGAATTGGCGGTCTGGGAGCGCGAGATGCTGTGCCGCGCCTTTTCCGAGAGCGACCGGATTTTCACCCGCGAGATGATAAAGGTGGCGCCCCGGGAGAAGACCTGGCAGGCCTGCTACGCGATGATCGACCCGGCCCGCTCCACGGGGCCGCAATCCGCCACCACCGGCTGGGCCGTGTGGTCCTGGATCAACAACCGCCTCGTGGTGTGGGCCGCCGATGCGAGCTTCCTTCTCCCCGACGAAATCGTTGCCCTTGCCTTCGACATCCACGAACGGTTCGATCCGGTGTGGGTTGGCGTGGAGCTTGACGGCCTTGAACAATTTCTATTGCAGCCGATGCGGCACGAAATGGCTCGAAGGGGGACTTATCTGCCCCTTAGAGGCGTCCGCGCTCCCCGCGGAAAGCTCGACTTCATCCGAGGGCTCCAGCCGTTCTTCTCGGCCCGCGAGGTCGAGTTCGCGCAAGCCCTACCAGTTCTCGCCGAACAGCTTCTCAACTTCCCGACGGGCAAGATAGACGCGCCGAACGCGCTGGCCTACGCGCTGACAATGCGGCCGGGGCTGCCGGTCTACGACGGCTTCGGCGCCGAGCACATCGTCCCCGACCTCGCGCACGATCCGACCCGGCCCTTGTTCCTCATTGCCAACGCTACCGGCGCGATGACCGCGGCGGCGCTGGTGCAGCATTTCGACGGCCGGCTCCTCTTGTTGGCCGACTGGGTGCGCGAGGGCAATCCGGGCGAATTGGCGGGGCCTATATATAATGAGGCGGTGCTGTCGGCCGACGCGCCGCGCGACGCGCTGTTGCGCTCCCGGCCGCGCTCGTGGGACGCGATGCTGAAGGCGCCGGTGCCCGACCGCCTGACGAGCCGCAACCAGCCGCCCATCTGGATCGTGCCGCCGCACCACGAGGACAAGTACACCAATGTCGGGCTGCTTCAGTCGATCCGGGCTATTCCGGCTGATCTGCGCCTCGGTGGCGCGGAGGCGGCCGGACAGGTTCATCTGCAAGATATGCTGGGCCGGATCTCCCGAGGCATGCCCGCTGTCGCGGCTTCCCCCCGAGCCCGATGGCTATGTCGTGCGTGCGCGGGAGGTTATTCTCGGGCCCTGGTGCGAGGCCGGCTCCAGGACGAACCGGAGCAGGGGCCGTACTCTCTCCTGATGGCGGCGGTCGAGAGCTTCCTGGGCCTCCAGCGCAAATCGTTTGCCTCGGACGCCGAAAGCGAGGATACGGATCAACCGTGGGGCGAGGATCGGTTCGGAAATAGATTCCGAACAGCAATGCCAGCTAGACGGTAATGACCGGGTGCGCTATTATGATGGCTGGGCCATGGCGCGCTGTGGTTTGGCTAGGGCGGCTTTGGTCCGCTTAGGCCTGGATCGGTTCGGCTAGGTAAGGTTTTCGCGGCCATCACCGCGAGAGAGCGCAACAACCAATCTTGAGCTTCCCGCTCCGGTTGTTGCTTTACGCAACCCCTGTGCATAGCGCTCCGGGCGTGATGGGACCGGAGCGGGGAGACTGTTATGGCGAGAAGTAAGGCTACTGCAGAAGTCGTCAGAATTGGCGGCGATGTTCCAACTAATGGATCTGACGAGGCTATTGCCTTTTTGGAACCGTTCACGGCTGAGGTCAGAATTGAGGGTTCGGCCGATATCCTGTTCCACCGCTGGAACCCGGAGGCGGTGGACGAAAAGGCGAAAGCGGCCAAGGGGAGCGCTGCAAAAAAGAGCGATAATATCGAAAGCTATGTTTATCGGAACGACGCGGGAGAGATTTGTTTGCCTGGAGAATATCTGCGCGGGGCTATAGTCGGGGCGGCGAAATTTCGCCAAGATCCGCGCTCTCCAAGAAAATCTGCGATGGACCTGTTCAAGGCTGGGGTGGTGTCATTGACCCCTTTGGCTCCGATGTATTCTGCGGCAAGCCGGGGCTCGGCAAGCGGCGGCAAGGCAAGCCACGGTGAGGCAGGGTGTGGCGCGGCGACCGGGTGGGATTATGAAGACAGAAGAAGAGTCGTCGTTCAGAGATCAGGCATCAATCGGACTCGCCCAGCTATGAAAGTTGGTTGGAGCGCGACTTTTCTCCTTATGGTCACGTTGCCAGAATACATCTCGCCGCAAGTATTAAATGA